TAGTTGCTGCCGCTGTTGAGATGTTTACAAAAGTATTACCACTTTCGTAAGTAACGGTTCCACCAGTTGTAAAACCTGTTGTTATTAAATCAGTATTAATACCGTATGGGTGTGTAATTTGAATAAGTGGTGACATTTCAGCAACTTGTAGTTCACCAAAAGCAGTTAATGGTTCGTCAATTTGAACTTTTAAGTGACCCTCTTCATCAACACCAACGTTTCTAAAATTAAACCCCTCATCTTGACCCAATAGAATGTTTCTACCTAAGTTCGCTAAAACCTCTGGTGGTACTGGTGAGTTTGTTGAAAGTAAAAAACCACTTAAAGGTTTTATAAGTAATTTAGTATCAAAATAAAAATCCGTTTGATTTGTTGATGATGTATTTGTAAATTCTAATTTAGCGTATGGTGAAAGTGCTGGTGATGAAAATGTTTGTAGTCCAGCGCCAGCTACATACATCACCATAGATGTCCTTAATAAATCAGTCCCAGCAGAATCACTATAAAAATAAACGGTCAATATACCATCTGTATCTGAAAGAATTGATGTTTGTTGTTGTGAAAAATCTGGTGAAAGAGCAAAAACTGATGATGTATATGTTTGACCAGACAACAATGGTGTTGTTGTTTTAAAAGCAAAACCATCTTGTCTAGTGTTAGCATAAGTACCATCAGGTTGAACCCCAGCTGTAATATTTCTACCCAAGTTTGCAACCATACCAGATGCAATTGGTGCAGTTAAATTAAGTACTTGACCATTAATTGATTTTGTTGTGAATTTTGTATCAAAATAAAAATCGGTTTGTCCTGTTGCTGAGGTATTCTCAAAAGTATATTTTATGTAAGGAGCAAATGCTGGTGCACCAAACATTTGAAAACCATCAGTCGCCGCGTAAGGTAAACTTAGTGTTCTTATTTGGTCAGTACCAGCAGAATCAGAATACCAAAACACTCTTAATGTACCTGCTTGGTCTGCTCTTACGTGTGTTTGAACTTGTGAAAACCCAGGTGATAGTGCTAAAACCCCTGAGTCATATGTTTGACCTGAAGCTAAAGGCGTTGTGGTTAAAAACGCATAACCATCTGTTTTAACATTTTCATAACTACCGTCAGGTTCTTGACCAACAATAACATTCCTTCCTAAGTTTGCTACCATACCTGCCGCTATAGGGGCTGCCAAATTTAAAACTTGTCCATTAATTGATTTTGTTGTGAATTTTGTATCAAAATAAAAATCAGTTTGACCAGTTGCTGAAGTGTTTTCAAAAGTATATTTTATGTAAGGAGCAAAAGCCGGAGCCCCAAACATTTGGAACCCGTCAGTTGCCGCGTACGGTAAAGTTAGAACCCTTATTTCATCTGTACCCGCAGAATCAGAATACCAAAACACTCTTAATGTACCTGCCTGATCCGCTCTTACGTGGGTTTGAACTTGTGAATAACCGGGAGATAAAGCTAAAACACCTGAGTTAAAAGTTTGACCTGAACCCAAAGGTGTTGTTGTTAAAAATCCATACCCATCTGCTTTTAAGTTATCATAATTACCATCAGGGTCCTCACCAATTATAACAGATTTTGTAACATTTGCATCCCAATCTGTTTGTAATGAACCACTAAGATTTGAAGTTAGTGCTTCAAAATCACCTGCGGTTGTTTGTAATCTAATAAAAGTTTGGTTAGAATTACTTGTATTTGTAAATCTAACCCTTGCATATTGTCTTGTAATAGTTATTCTGTGTACCTCATTTGTATTAGCACTTACGGACCAAGATATTGTGCTATCAGTATTTACACCATCTGGTGAAAAATCTAAAAATAATGTACCATTTTGATCTGTAAGAACCGCCATAACTATAGCGGAATATCTTTCAACGTCTACATATGTTCCGGTAAATGTTGTGCCCGACAATAATGGTGTTGTTGTTGAATTTGTGTCTAATACTTTATTTACTATTTGTGGTATAAAAGCCATAACCTTTTTAATTTAAATATTTTAATGTTACATTTGTAACCAAGTTCCTGTTCCTGTATTAAATAATATAATTGCACCTCCATCGGCATCTAATATTAGTGTTTGTGTGTTTTCAACTCCAATAATTGTGTCTGTACCATTTGCAATAAATGTTATATTATTAATATATGAGTTTAACCCAATGTCTTTAACATCATACCTTAATCTACCAGATGTAACAGAATTAGGTAAATAAATTGTAGTTGCTGATATTGAAGAGTCAACACCAATAACATTGTCGGTTGTAAGGGCTGAATATGTGGCGCCGCTAACATAGGTGTAGTTATTTCCAATAGTATTAACATTTCTATACTCAACCACACCAGTTGTTTCATTTCTCCCTAAAATTTGTGTTAAATTGTTATTAAGGTTTGGTATATCTGATATTGTAATGGTGTTAGCGGTAAACCCATTTTGTACAACTGTTCCACCAGTAACAATTAAATCACCATCATATACTAAATCACCAACAACAACGACATCCCCCACAACATCTAAATTACCATTAATACAAGTATTTCCTGTTACAGATAAAGTACACCCTGTTGTGTGTCCAGAAATATTGAATGACCCAATTTGGTTTGTGTTTCCTGTTACATTATAGTTACCAATCTGTGTTGTATTACCAGAAATTGTATAATTACCATTTAATGTTTTTGTATATTCCCAATATCCTTGTGATGAATTATATGATATTAAATCACCATTTGTTTGACCACTAGTTTGAACATTGTGTAAATCACCTAAGTTATATCCTAATGATGGTCTGACAAATAGTGAACCATTAACAGCAGCATCAATAACAATAGCCATTTGGATTTTAAGGTTTGGTTCAGTAGGTTCAAAACTAGTTAACCCACCAGGTATTGTTGGACTTACATAAAGTATCGTACCATCAACCCAGGTTTCACCATATAGTGAACCTGTAGTGTTTACCCCCCTAATTAAGCCAAATTCATAAACATAACCATCTTCACCATTTAATATGTTTTCCCCAGCAATACCTAATGTAAAATAGTATGGAATAGTACCATCTGCAATCATATACTCACCAAGTATTCTACCACTAGTACCAAGAGTACCAGACGCTCTGACAACCCTACCTTTATTTATTGTCGCACCACTTTGGTTTTTAATATAATATAGATTGTCTAAACCAACTTTAAGGCTTACGTTATTTCCTTCTAAATCAACATCAAGTGTTCCATAATCAACATCCCAATGAAGCCTACCTTCTTGTACTGTTGGTACGTATGCGGTATTAAAATCAATGTAATTTGTATATACTGATGTTGCGGATAATGAATTAAATTTTGAATCCCCCGATGCGGTAATCCAAGCAGTTTCAACACCCGCATTGTTCTCAACGATAATATTTTTATCATTATCATTTCCAGTACCACCTTTAAATTGAACCCCCCCTAATATTGAATTTGTTGTAATTTCAGGTGATGTTGAATTATTATATGCTTGTTGTAAATTTGTTGTGGATGTTCCACCAGCAGCACCTATTGTTTCACCAAACTTAGACGCAAAAAAGAATTTAGCCTTAGTTTCGTCAGTTAAATCAGTTGCCGTACTTAATACAGATAAAACACCTATAAGAACAGCATCGGTACTTAAATTAGGGAATGATATAAATGATTCATTTTGTAATGCTGAAATTGCTAATGCTAGTGTATTGTAATTTTGTTGACCATACATTACCACAACTGAACCATCTTGTTGTAAGTAAATTCTTTGATTTGTTGCCTTTGTTCCTGTTATTGGTGTAATAACACCACCAAGGTCATAATTTAAAGGGTCAATATCTGTTACATCTGTCAATGTCGCCCCTGTTTGTGTTCTATATTGAAATGTTCTAGGGTTTTCTCCTGTAACGTAAATAGTGTTTGGACTTAAAGTATTATTTGCAAAATTAATACCTAACCCATATAGATAGCCAGCACTTGTATTAAACTTTAAATTAGCCCCATTTGTTGATGGTAGTATACCTCCATTAATTAAATTAATAGGTGTGAACATATCTCGTAATTGACCCAATGGGGATAAAACAAAATCAGGTTGACTAAATACTGAATAAATTGATGTTTTATCTGGGTGGCTTAATTTACCTAAAAATATATTTTGTCTTCTTTGTTGTTCCGATAAAGGTGTTGATTGTTGTGATATTGTACCACCACTATTTAAAAAAACAAATGTTTCAGTGGAAGTGTTAACAAAATTATCTGTGTTTACCCCACCACTATAAGATAAATAATATATTTGTGGACTTAAAGGGTTTGATGTGTCATCAACAATCCACCCTTTAACTGGTGATACATAAAATGTTGTTGTTGATGCTGTTGTAATACCTGTAAATTCAAACACACCTGTTGATGAGTTTACCGTAGATATATTATATCCTAAAGCTACCCAATCAGAACCATTACTAACCAATTGTAACGCATTTGTTTCACCAAGTATCACAAATGGTTTATCATCTATTGTTTCTGAACCAAAAGGTTGTACTGTTACAGCGCCTCCTCCATTATTTTTAATATTATATAATTTACCTTGTACACCTACCGCAGTTGGTAAATATATTGTAAAAGTTCCACCAGAAGCATCTATCATAAAATCTTCTGTTTGTGCTGTATACGTTGAATTAATTGTCTTCTGTGGAAATATAATACCACCAGTTGATGTAATACCACTAGTTTGTGTTAAACCACTAACAAATAATGTATCGGCTGATAGACCATTTGTAAAAATTGTAGGACCGTAAACAGTTCCTCCGGATAATGTTGATAATCTATCCCACCCTATTGGGAGTATTTGATTTGCTGTTGATCCTGATGTATATAAAATTGCATCAGCTGTATTAAGTGCTAATTCACCAGATGTTAGTCCACTTGCGGGTGGAACTTTTCCTGGGACATTAGACCTTTTAATAAGGAATGTCGTTTGTCTATTTGCCATATATATGACTTAAATTATATGTAATGGTTATATAACCTTTTTTATAAATACTAATGGTTGATAAAAAAAATTAAATTATTTGAAATAAAAAAGGGGAGTTACCCTCCCCCTTTTTTGTATTAAAATTATTTGTTGTTAGTAATAACTACCCTTAGTAGCTGCCCCCATCTAAAACATCAAATTCGGCCAAGACTCTAACCCCATTAAATGAACCATCATCAGTAGGGTCTGTACTTCTAATTACAATGTCATTTAATTGTGTAACCCAACCTCTATTTGGATATCCAGTAAGAGCAGTATATTCTGTAACACTTGGTACCTCTGTTCCGGTAAGACCTGTAAGGTTTTGCATTCTTACAATATCAAAATTAACATCACCAGCCGCAATACCATTACCGTCTTGGATTGTAAATCCGGCGTTAACAGATGTTGCAATTGTTGATCCAGTTGGGTTATAGTTTAATGTAATGTTTGGGTCTTCTACGTAAAGGTTGCTTGTAAATGCTGATATTGCAGCTCCAAGTACCGTTAAGTCACCTTGGATTACAACATTACCTGCGGCATCAATGTTATCAACACTTAAAGTATTTGTTCCGTCATTGTATGTGAATGTTGATTCATCTGTTAGTAATCCTCCAGGTCCAACATAAACAACTCTTCCCTGTGTAAGGTTTGAGAAACTTAAACCAGAAACTGTGTTGATTGACGCAACCAAATCTGGTTGTCCTTCATTTTGAGAAATTGTGAAAGTATTTGTTGTTGGACTATATGTAAAACCTGTAACATATGTATCGTTAATATCAATACCAGATAAACTAACGCTATACACAACACCATCATTTCTTGTAAAGTCTAAAGCTTCAGTTCCAGAGTTGTATGTTCCACCAGTTGTATAAACGTTTGTATATGGTAATGTGTATGTACCAGGAGCAACGTCTTGATTATATAACAATCCAATTGACGCTGTACTAGTATTATCGGTAGCAGCCGTATTTGTACCACCGGTAACATAAGTGTCGTTTGTGTCAATAGTGCTTAAATCAACAGTATATGATGTACTATCATTTTTAACAAAAGTAATTAATTTATTACCATTGTTGTATGTACCACCAGTTGTAAATGTATCTTGTGTTGTGATAAAATAAGGGCCACCTATAGGTGTGCCGTGATAATCTAACTGAGCTGATTGTGTCGGTGTATCGTTAGTTGACGGAGTTAAAGTATTTCCAGTAACATAAACATCATTTGTTTGACTAAAAGCTGTAAGCGATCCATAATTTACAATCTCTAATGAGCTTGATCCAGTTGCGGTTGTGTTATAAAGTCCAGTACCAGTAATTGTTAAATTATTAACAACTTCAGTTCCGGTTACATTTAAATTACCATTAATTGTAAGAGCTGTAAAAGAATCAATTGTTACTGGAACAGCTGGCTTACCATTATTTAGTTCAATTGTTAGTACATTTGGTGACCAAGTAGCTCCAGTTGTATATGAGTCAACAGATGCCGCAATGTCCGTTATATCTGCCAACACAAAACCAGATGTTGTACCAGAAAGGAATTTACCAACAAGCCCAGAACCAGTTTGGTCTTGATATTTTGTGATTTGATTTCTTAATCTTAAATCATAGAGATTAGAACCAACCTCAAAAAAGTTTGCTGTAGTACCTGTTCCTGCCGGAGTCCATTCTGCTGTTGATGTTGTAAATCCTGAGAAAAATACAATACCATCTGCGGTATTAACAATTGGTTCACCTTTTAATAGACTACTAGGTAATGGTCTATTAACTATATCTGAATTTTTTAAAACGTGTGTTGTGTTTCTTATTGCCATAACTTATTTTATTTAATAAATATTTACTTTTTTAAAAAGTCCCACCATTTAGTGTATCATTTTGTATAACTGAACTATTGGCTGTTATAATTCTTGAATTTCCTAAACTATCAAGACCTAAATCAACTTGTGGTGTATTAACTTTTGTGGTTGATGTCCATATACTAGAGGTTCCATTTACCGTGTTAATATCTCTAAAACGCTTAAGTGGTTTACCCAAATCAATTGTATTATCTGTTACTGGTGTTACATTATTATGAATTGTAATTCCTGTGTTACAACTATGAATATTTTCTACATATAATTCTGTAATACAGTTGCCACTACCACCAGAAAATTGTGATCCAGTATTAAATAAAGACCAGTCAGTTATTGTACCATTCCAAGGTGAAGGATTTAATTTATAGTATTGAGTTCCACCACTAACACCAACAACCATCCCAGCTCTTCTTCTTAAGTTAGGAATTGCGTTTAGTTCAGTTAAATTATTGACGTTTCTAAATCCGTCAATACCATACAAGGGGTCAATTACCGGATATGTATCAAGCGGATCTGTAGGTGAGATAAACCCTACAATTTCAACTCCTCCGGAAAGACTAAAACTCATCATAATTTATTTTTCTTTTTTAAATTAACTACACATCCAACTATAAATATTTCCGTTAAAGTTGAAGTATGTTCTGTATATGTTATATGTTACTGGGAATCCACCTCCATCAACAATTGTAATTTGTCCATTGAGTATTGTTGGAATCACAAATCCATTACATCCTGACAAACTATCTCTAAATTTAGAAGGTTGTGCAAGACTTGTAGGTATTAAAATATATCCATAACCAAGACCGACATTAAATTCAACATAGGTCTCCACGACAGGATTTCTAGCATCAAATGTAAGTGATGGTACATCTACTAGTGTAATATTTGTTTTATTAACCTTACCATAATAAATACCGAGCTCAGCTGGTGTTGGGCTCTTTGTAGGTGTTGGTGTTGGTGTATTTGTAGGTGTAACCGTTGGTGTAACACTTATTGTAGGTGTTGGTGTTGGTGTAAACGCAGATGGTAATGGCGTAATACAAATATCCCAAGTCGCCGTAGGAGTTGGTGTTGGTGTCGCAGTCGGTGTTGACGTAGGTGTTTTTGTAGGTGTCGGTGTAACACTTGACGTAGGTGTAGGTGTCGGTGTAACACTTGACGTAGGTGTAGGTGTCGGTGTAGGTGTTCTTGTTGGTGTTGGTGTAGGTGTAGGAGTTGGTGTAGGCCTAGGTACATTTAAAATATACGGACAATCATCATCTAATACCAATATTGTATACGTCCCATAAATTTCTTGAGGTGGAATTAAAAGTCCCGGTTCAAATGTTAATGGTAATACGACAATACCCAGATTTATAACATCAAGTGAGTTATCTGGTTTAAAAAGAACTTGAGCTTCTTCCCCATCATTATAAACGCTATTTATTGTAATTGTTTGACTCATCCTTATGGATTTGTTGTTGTAGTTGTTGTTATATTATGTGTTGTTGTAGTTGTTGTATTATCATTTATTGTGTAAGTAAAATCATTTGGCTCACAGAAAGTTGTTGAGCAATCTGGACAGAATGGGTTAAACATTTTAAATTTATCTTTAAGAACTTCAAAGTTGTGTCTAATCTCACTTGAATCAAGTGGTTCAACGTACATTCTAAATTGTGATATACCACCCTCAAATGTTCCAGCAAATTCCTGTTCAAGAAGGATATCTGTTTTAAGACCAGAAAGTGATGACATATCAAGAACTGACGTTGGGAAAAGTTCAGGATCTTGGATATAAGGGCCCGTAAGACCACTACAAGATTGTGGGATAAGATTTTCGTGAAGTCCTTGAGTTCCACCACCCCAAGAAACATTAAAAGGAACCCCAACTTGTTTTTCCTTATCAGTACTTAAAGCTCTTGGTATTATCTCTTCAAAATCTTTTATTGTGTAAATTAACTTACCATTAACATAAATGAGTAAAGTCCCATTTCTAAATTTCTTATCATCAAGCCATTTATCATTTAACTGAACAATATCAATTTTTTCTGGTTGTTTTTTATTTGTGTATGGTGGCTTAATAAGGGCTATTGTGTTATTTGCAAGTGACTCAAGATATACACTTTCTGTTATATCACCAAGTCCACCATCATACCACAAATGACAGTTATTAAGATTTGTATCTCTTTTCCACACAACATCAAGTAAGAACCAATGTTCAAAATCTAGATAAGCCGGATTTTCTTTTTCACAGGTTGGGTAAATTGGAGGTGTACACCATTCTTGTATTGTATACCCAGTCATATATGTATTTCCAGTAACACAAGTTCCAGTTGTCTCACAACCACCAGTGAATTTCAATACTTTTATTCCGATTCCCGGATTTTTTGGGTCACCACATAATTTAAATGAGATGTTATTTGACATTACATCAAATAATGGATCTGACTCACAAGTATTTTCAATTGAGGTGAATCCAGTTGATGGGCAATCAACACAATCAAGACAACCCTCACAAGTTGTACAAGTTGGTGTACAAGTTGTGGTTGGGGTATTACAAGTATCTACTGGAGTTGGTTCTGGTGTTGGTGTCGGTGTTGGTGTTATAATAGTCTCACAATTATGTGTTCTACACTCCCACCCACAAGTCTGACATCCATAATCGTTACACCCACAACCACAACTTATTGATTTTGTAAGATCTCCTTGACATGCATTGCACCCATAATTTAAATGTGGGTCGTGAATTCCATCAGCAGATCTTGGTGGATAAAGATATATACATCTACTATTTGTAATAGTTTGGTTACAGCAAGCACAAGTTTGTAAACAATTCGCAAGTGGTGTTGTAACTCTTGTGTATCTACTAAAACAATTTGGTGTACCATCTGCGTAGTGGTAAAATTTATTTTCAGCTCTAGCGCCTAAATAAAAAAATGTATTTTTGTTTTTTGGGTATAACTGATTTAATGTCGTTTCATTTGGTAATGGATTGTATTCATTTGTCAATCTTGGTTTCAAGACCATTTCAACAGCCCATCCTTTATTTACCCTTTCTGGAAAAATATCATAGTCGTACCCAAATAATTTATAAAACCCTTGGTAAAACCCACCATATAGTTCATTATATCTACCAATACCTGGAACATCTTTACTTATAATTTCATATAAGGTTTGTTTTGTAAAAACTTCAAATCTACTATCATCAGTTGTGTACCCTGTGACTTGAAATAATTTTAACCTTCTATCAAAAAACAATCTATCAAATTTTACAGAGTCGTTGAAAATTCCTTGGGTAAAATTAATTGTTTGATTGTCCATATTATCAACAAGCCCATTATCAATACCGGTAAATCCAATATCACAACTGCTTGATTCTGAAAAACAAGAAAGGTCTTTATCATCTGGGTTATAGTAATTTTGAGATACTATAACATTATTTGGATTAAATTGTTTGTAATTTAAATTTATTTGTTGGCTTGTCTCCGAGTCATCTAAATCAAAATAAAACGGGACTTTATTTCCATATGTTTGTGCAATTATATATGGTGAAAACACAACCTCCTCATTATAATCCCTCTCATCTGATGCCAATGACATATCCATACCGTCATAAATTAGGTTCAGATTAAATTTTTTATAACTATACTGGTTAATATTTTGGTATGCCATACTTATTTCTTAATAAATACAACTAATCAAAGTATTTATAATAAAATTAAATATGATAGAGTTTGAAAAACCATACTTTAGAAAGCCTTATTATTTCCGATTAGAAGATGGGAAAGATAAAATTTCTTTATATTATTCAGTTTCTGAAACAATATCTGAAGCAAAGGGTAAAGACAACAAAATTGATTTTGATAAAACTAGTGAATCTGAACTAAAAAAATTAATAAAAAAAATTTTAGATTCAGGTAAAAAATTAAATCCAAAAGATGTTTATAATAGTCTTTTTAAATTAAAAAATAAATCAAAGAATAACAAAACAAAAAAAGAAGGTGGTGAGATTGAGGAGCTTGTTGATGATGATGGTACATTTTCCACCTCAAATATCCCAATTCTTGATATGGGTCAACATACTAGTTGGACACAAGATATGAGAGCAGCCCTTATTCGTCAAGCCGGATCTACATTCCCATTCAAGGCAAGAATTTATTATGGAGAATCCGAAGAAGAACAAGAAATTATTGACGAAGAGGATTTCTCTGACGCTTATGGTTATGAGGAAATTGAAGGTGAGGATGTTAAAACATTTAAAGGCTGTATAAGTGTCTTTAAAGATTTGGAAATTGAAGATCCTTTTGAGAGATATGAAAGATGTATGAGTTTTGGTTTTGACCCAGAACTTGACAAGAATCACCAACAAAGAATTGTTGAGTTAAAAAAAGAAAAAATGAAAAATATTCTTGATGAACTTTTGCTTAACAAAAAATCAGATGAAAAAGAAATATCAAAAAAGAATATTGATGACGATACTGATGAAGAATCTGTAATATATAAATTACTTTTAAGAAATATAGAATCAATTAAAAAAATTGCAGAAAAAGAAAATATTGATATTTCTAAACTAATTAAAAAATTAAAGTAGTTTGAATAAGGATTTATATAATAGACCAATAACCTTACCCAAAGAACTTACAGAATATCTTGGGACTTGTTTTGATCATGCGCAAAATGCGGACGCAAACACAGAAGGGTTTAATAGAAACCAGGAACTAAGGGATAGTGGGTACGTCACATACCAGCAACTTGGTAGAATTAAAAACTGGTTTGATAATTATGGTGGTGACGGAAAAGACGCGCCATATATATTAAATGGTGGTGATTATATGAAAAGTTGGGTTGATAGAACTTTAGAACATTTAAGAACTGATGACTCAGTTACAAAACAAATAAGAAAAGATAATATGCCAGCGATGGTAGATAAAAAATTAGTAGATGATATGGGATGGCTTGCCGATATGAATAGACCATCAAAAGAACATAGTAATTTTGTAGATGATATAAAAATTACAGAAAACCTAAAAAGGATAAACGATATAATGAAAAAACTACTCTAATGGCAACAACAGAAAGATTAGATTTTAGTCAACCAATGAATGATCTTGGTGTTATAGGTGAAGAACAAAGAAAAAGGTTAATACCAAAAAATGACTACAAACCAGTAAATCAATATTCATCAACAAACAAAGATGCAATATCCGATGGTGATGAGTTTGGTAAAGGTACCGGTACTTTTCTTGATACCGCAAATGGTGGGTCATCAACAGACGTGTTTGAGAGAATTAACGAAATTAAAGTTAACGAGTATCAACCAGAAAAACCATACACCACTCCTAGTGCTTAATGAAACTTTACAATACATATAAAAATCTTATTGTTGAGGTAGCATCAATTGATAATATCATTAACTCAATTAAAAATAAAAAAAGAGTTATTGTATATTATGATGGTGACGAACCGGGAGGTAAAGGGTTAAGGATTGTTGAGCCTGTTTGTTATGGGTATAGTAAAGCTGGTAATCCAGTTTTAAGAGCTTGGGACATTGAGGGTGCTTCACATAGAGCTTATTTAGGTGAAAAACCACTACCCAGTTGGAGGCTTTTTAGGATTGATAAAATTATAACTTATAAAGAAACAACTGAAAACTTCAATGAGATGAGACCAGACTACAATCCAAATGGTGACAAAAGTATGACAAGAGTTATTATAAACGCAACATTTTAAAAAATATGAATTCTGAAGATCAATTATTGCAAAAATTAGTTATTGCAAAAAAAATAATGGAAAAACATAATGACATTAATAGAGGGACAGTACAAGAAAGTCCAACTATTAATACACCATCATTACAAGAGTTCCAACCAGCAAATGGCAACTACAATATCCCTAGTGAATTTTTGGGTGAAGAAGTTAAAATGACACAACAACACACCGAAATCCCAACACAAGACAGAATTATGGGTTCAAGATTACCTGACGAAATTAAAAGGTTAATGATTGAACACCCAATTGACAAACCAAATAATATGGGTGGAGCAACACTTTCAAACGATTTGGTGGAGAAAGCGTCAAGACTTATGAATGTTAACGCAAAGGGTGATACTGTTAATGAAAATAAAAAACAAATAACAAGTCACGAAAGACCACAAGGATTATTATCTGCGGATACCATTAGAGATATTGTAAGAGAAACTGTTGAGGACGTTTTAAAAGAAAATGGTTTACTTGTTGAGTCAACTAGAAAAAGTAACGATATGTTTAAATTTAGAGTTGGTAACCACATATTTGAGGGTAAGGTAACAAACGTCAAAAAGATTTCTAAATAAATTTAATTTATACTTAATGTGTAACCCTTTTATCGTTTGATAAAGGGGTTTTTTATTTTAAAACAGAATTGACTTGTTTCTCAATAAGGGTTATAATTTAATGGTAAATTGTATAAAATTATGAGTAAAATTAGAGTATTAGTCATCCCTTCAGATACATCGGGAGTCGGAAAATTCAGATCAGTTGATCCCCACGTTAAACTACAAAATATGTATCCGGATGAATTTCACGTTGATATTAACTACCAACCAAATGTAAATGATATAAACTTTTGGAAAAATTATCAGATAGTTCACTTTCATAGAAACATTGGTCAAGACTATGATAGTTGTCCAAAATTAATTAAAATGTTACAATCTATGGGTATTGTTGTAATTGGTGATGTTGATGATTACTGGTTACCAACAAAAGAGCACCCAATCCACCAACTAATTGTTCAAAACAAGTTACACGAAAAAATTGTAAATAATTTAAAAGTTTGTGATTATGTAATAACAACTACCGAAATTTTTGCAAATGAAATTAGAAAGTTTAATAAAAATGTAATTGTATTCCCAAATGGGGTTGACCCAGAGGACCCACAATTTAATGAACCAACACTTCCTTCAGAAAAAATTAGAGTTGGCTGGCTTGGTGGTTCATCTCACTTACACGACCTTAAACTTCTTGATGGTATGGTAAGTAAATTATCACCTATACAAGATAAATTACAATATTATGTTTGTGGTTTTGATATCCGTGGAAGTGTAACTGAAATTAATAAAACTACAGGTGAAAAAACCCAAAGACCAATTAGACCAGATGAAACTGTGTGGGTTAAGTATGAAGAAATTTTTACAAACAATTACAAAATCATTACACCAAAATATAAAGAGTATCTTGATACATTTACAGAAAATGATTACTCTGGTGTTATGGATGAGAACTATGTTAGAGTTTGGACAAGACCTGTTACTAGTTACGCAAAGAATTACTCTAAGTTTGACATATCATTAGCACCAATTAAAAATCACGTATTTAACAGAATGAAATCACAACTTAAGGTAATTGAAGCCGGTTTTTATAAAAAGGCATTAATTGCATCAAATGTTGGTCCGTATACTATTGATTTAAAACACGCGATGAAAAATGGTCAGTTTACTGATGGTAACGCTCTTCTTGTTGATGAAACTAGAAATCATAGTGATTGGGCTAAATCAATTAAGAAACTTGTTGAAAATCCTAATATGGTTGTAGATCTTGGTGAAAGACTATATGAAACTGTTAAAGACAAATACAATTTACAAAATATAACTAAATTGCGAAAAGAATTTTACAAATCCCTAATTAAATAATTTATGATTACCATTCCAATTACTAAAATTTTATTTCTTGACATTGAGACTGTTGGTGGCTGTCCAGACTATGAATCTTGTCAAAGATTTAACCCAGAAATATCTGACCAATTTGAAAAATACTTTGATTGGTTTCAAAAAAGATTTCCGGAAGACTTAGGTCTCTCAAAAGATGAGGTATTTGTTAAAAGAGCTGCACTTGTTCCGGAGTTCGCTAAAATTGTTTGTGTATCAATGGCTTTTGTGTTAGACAATGGAGAAGTAAAAAAACAAACCTTTTCAAGTGAAGACGAAAAAGAATTATTAACACAAGTAAGAGCCCTTCTTGATAGATGTCATAAACTTGATTTCTATCTTTGTGGTCATAATTTAAAAAACTTTGACATTCCAATGCTTGCAAAAAGGATGATTATCAATGGAATTATGCCATCAAAAATCCTTCCATCTTACGATACAAAACCCTGGGAAGTAAAAGCAATTGACACAAAAGAAATCTGGCAGTATGGTGCTTATTCATCTGTTGGCTCACTTGACTTAATGTGTTCTTGTCTTGGTATACCAACACCAAAAGATGGTGAGGTTTCAGGTGCTAATGTTCACAAATCATATTGGGAAGAAAGAAAAATAAAAGAAATATCTGAATATTGTGAAAAGGATGTTGAGGTATTAGTTGAAGCTATAAAAAAATTAAAGGATTTAAAATGATAAATGGAATAGAAGATTTGTTTGACGATTCAATCACAAACGCAGATTACGAAAAAATGGCTGAAGAATTTGGTTTTGATGTTAGAGAGTTAGCAAAAGAAATGGATGGATATCAACCAACAATGGGTATTAACTTTTCTTTGAGTAATCAAGATGCTGTTGAACCAAAATATGTTTATCCGACAGACTCTGGATTTGATTTGTATTCAACAGAAGAACTATACGTAGGTCCACTTGAAAGGATTTTAGTTCCAACCGGTTTACACGTTGATATTCCAGATGGATATGAAATACAAGTAAGGTCAAAAAGTGGTTTAGCTTTAAAACAAGGACTTATGGTTTTAAACTCACCCGGTACCGTGGATCAAGGATATACTGGGGAAATCCAGGTTATTATTTTTAATACAGCAAAAAATGAAGTAACAATTAATAAAGGACAAAAAATTGCTCAAGCCGTAATTTGTCCGGTTGTTTCTGGTAAATGGGTTACATTTAAAAAGATTGACAACATAGAAGATAAAGATAGGTCTGATAAAGGATTTGGAAGTACTGGTATATGATTACAATTGGATATTCTACAAGGAAACATAACCCAGAGTTAATTGAGTATTTGAAAAAAACTTGTGGTGGTGGTAAAAGGACCGAGGTCATTGAAAAGGTAAACGGTGGTGATAAAAGTTTGGCACAAGTTTACAATGAGATTTTAAACGAAGCACAAAATGATTTTGTTGTTTTTTGTCACGATGATTTGGAATTTGACACAAAAAACTGGGGTGAGAAGTTAACAAAACTTTTTGAGCGAAATCCAGAATATGGTATTATCGGAATTGCCGGAACAACGGATTTAATTGATGGTCGTTGGTGGACATTAAAAGAATCAATGACCGGAATTGTGTCTCACAAACACGAAGGAAAAAAATGGACAAATACATACTCACCGGATCAAGGGAATAAACTAAAAGAAGTTGTTGTTTTAGATGGTTTATATTTTGCTGTTGATAAAAGAAAAATTAAAAATGGTTTTGATGAATCATTTAATGGTTTTCACTTTTATGAAATCCCTTTCTGTTTTGAGAATTATTTAAATGGTGTTAAACTTGGGGTAACAACACAGATACGAGTCACGCATATGTCAATTGGACAAACTAACCAGCAATGGGAAGAAAATAAAATTCAGTTTGAGGAAAAATATAAAGATAAATTTCCGGTAAGATTAACAAATAATAAAACCATTGAGGAAAAATTAGTTATTGATTTTTCTAAAATTGGTATTGGTATGACAACATACAATGCTGAACATAGAATTAAACAATCTGCATTTACTGTTCCTAAATGGATTAAAAACTTTGTTATTGTAAATGATGGGACACCTTATGATAATTCTTCATATCCAGAACAAGCACACATCATCCAACACGAAACAAATCTATGTGTTGGTGCTGCAAAAAATTCGGCAATGCAATATCTTTTGGACCAAGGTTGTGAACATATATTTTTAATGGAAGATGATATTTTAATTAAAGACGAAAAAGTTTTTGAGAAATATATTAACCATTCGTTAATATCTGGAATTAAACATTTAAACTTTGCTCTTCACGGTCCGGCAAACAAGAAAGGGTCCACCGGGTTTAAGACACTTGAGGATAGAAAAGATGTTGATGGTGAACCAAACCCAAGAATGATTATCCCGTATCCTGAAGGAGTTAAAATTGCGTTATACCCAAATTGTGTTGGGGCGTTCTCCTATTATCACAAATCAGTTCTTGACAAAATTGGTCTTTTTGATCCAATGTTTAAAAACGCTTGGGAACACGTTGAGCATACTTTTCAAGCAATTAAAAATGGGTTCCATCCTCCATTCTGGTATTTTGCGGATATTGAGAATAGTTGGGAGTACCTTACGGATATTCCAAATTCAATTCAGGAAAGTACAATAGCAAGAACTCCGGAGTGGAATGATAACTTTATAAAAGGTACTGAGTGGTATAAGAAAAAACACGGAATTACACCAACAGAAACACCTTTAGTAAACCAAGAAGTTGTAGTTAACAACATCAAATACTTTTACAATAATAGATAATATGATAGATTTTAAAGATGTTACTTTCATTATCCCAATAAGATTTGATAGTGAAGACAGAAAAAGAAATTTTAAAATTACAATTGGGTTTTTAGAAAAAACATTTGATACCAACATTATTGTGATGGAATCGGATAAAGAATCAAATGAAGAGTTTGTTAAATCTGTTTCTAATAAAGTACTCTACTTATTTGAACAAACTGAAGACACTTTATTTCACAGAACTAGAATGTTAAATGTTATGACAAAAATGTCAAAGACAAATATTGTTGTTAATTATGATGTTGATGTTTTGTTTAAACCAGATCAATATATTGCAGCCCGGTTTGCACTTAATACCGGTATTGATTTTGCATTTCCATATTCCGGAAAATTCTATGACATCCCACCAAAGTATTTTCAGAACGTTGAGTCAAACAATTTTGATACAATAAATTTAAATGAATGTACGTTATTTAACCCAAACTCACTTGGTGGTGCAATATTCTTTAATAAAGATGCATACACAAAAATTGGTCTTGAGAATGAGAATTTTATATCCTGGGGACACGAGGACTGGGAAAGAATTGGAAGAATTGAAAAGATGGGATATGGTATTTATAGGGTTGATGGTGTGTTATATCATCTAACACATCATCGGACACATAATAGCTCTGGATCAAACCCAATGTACGCCCACAATGGTAATGAGTATAATAGAATTATGTCAATGAATAAAGAACAATTAACAGAACATATAAAAACTTGGAATTGGATTAATGATTAGTGTTAGTTTAGCTGGTGGTCTTGGTAATTATATGTTTCAGATTGCTGCAGCGTATTCGTTAGCAATTAATAACAATGACAAATTAATACTTGACGAACAAAGAAGTGTTACCGTCCACAAAGGGATTTCTAACTACAAAAATAATATTTTTAGAAATCTTGAGTTTGACCAGGTAATTTATAATGGTCTTTACCAAGAACCATATTTTCATTATAAAGAAATTAATTATCGCCCAAATATCTTATTATCCGGGTATTTCCAAAGTGAAAAATATTTTTTTAAAAATAGAAATGAGATATTAAATTTATTTTCTATTGATGAGTTGAGTGAAAAAATAATAAAGGAAAAATATAAAGACGTTAATTTTGAAAATAGTTGCTCACTACACGTAAGAAGGGGTGACTACTTAAAGTATCCTGGAATTCATCCTACTTGTGATTTAAAATATTATCAAAATTCTATTGACATTATAGACTCTGAAAATATATTAATTTTTTCAGATGATCTTGATTGGTGTAAGGAAAATTTAACCTTTGAAAATAAAAATCTGGTTTTTATTGATGGTAATCAAGATTACATAGATTTATACTTAATGTCTTTATGTAAAAATAATATAATTGCAAACTCAACATTTTCTTGGTGGGGAGCTTGGTTAAACAATAATGAAAATAAAAAAGTTTTTGCACCTAAAGTTTGGTTTGGGACAAATACTAACCATAATACAGAGGATTTAATACCAGAAAGATGGGAAAGAATATAAAAGTAATAACACTTGGGACACTCCATAACGAGCTTTTTTTTGATAAAAAAGTTTCAATATCTTTTGATACAATAGCAAATACTTTAGACGCTGATTTAAATGTTCTAGTGCAGATTGAGCCACCATCAATTATGAATACAACACAAGCAATAATAAACAACCAAAATAAATTTAATGTAATTTTTACTTGGAATAAGGATATACTTAATAAGTGTTCAAATAGCGTTTTATTCCCATTTGGTTCCTGCTGGATTAAGAATGAAGATCGGAAAATACACGAAAAAACAAAAGAAACTTCAATCATAGCATCAGTTAAACGTAAAACAATTGGACATAACTTAAGACACAACATTATACAAAGTAATCTTATTGAATTAGATTTATTTGGTAATGGTTATAACCCAATTGAAAATAAAATTACAGCGCTTAAAGATTATAGATTTTCACTTATTATTGAAAATGAAAAAATGGATAACTGGTTTACAGAAAAAATTATTGATTGTTTAGTTACTGGTACAATACCAATTTACTGGGGATGTCCAAACATAGGTGACTATTTTGATACTAGGGGTTTTATAATTATAGAATCTATTGAAGATTTGGCAACTAAGAAAAATATGTTAAATGATGCAACATATTTTGAGATGTTACCATATATTAAAACTAATTTTGAGTTAGCAAAAAATTATACTGATTTTTGGTCAAGACTTGAGGGAAAAATAAAACTTTTAATATAGATTAAATATGAATTTATCTGACGACACTGTTCCTATTAAGTAGGAAGACCACTTAAAAGATTGTATAAAAAAGGTTTAAAATTTAATATTAAAGTATATGAAGTTTTCAATAGTAATACCAACCTGGGAACAATATGGGTACGGTGTAAAATTCTTAAAACAACTATTAACATCTATTGGTACACAAACATATAATGATTTTGAAATTATAATTTCAGATCATAGTATAAATTCTGAAATTAGGGACTTGTGTTTATTGTTTAAAGATTTAAATATTATCTACGTTAGAAACGAAAAAAATAGAGGTAATAGTCCGGCTAATTTGAATAATGGGTTAAAGCTAGCTAATGGTGAAATTATAAAGATAATGTTTCAGGATGATTTTTTTATTAACAATGATTCTCTAAATTTAATTTATAATTTTTTTAACGAGAATTCTTGTAATTGGTTGGTCAATGGTTGTTGCCACACGAAAGATGGTATTAACTATGAAAGATATATGATACCATCTTGGAATGATGAAATATTATACGGTGTCAATACAATAAGTTCACCATCTGTGTTGTCATTTATTAATGATGATATCTTATTTTTTGACGAGAACCTAACAATGTTAATGGATTGTGATTATTACTATTCTCTTTATGCGCGATATGGTTTACCTTGTGTATTACCAGATTATCTTATTACAAATAGAATGCATAAACACCAAATAAGTAGTCTATATAATAAAAACTTAAATGACGAAATAAACTTAGTTAAAAATAAAAATTATGAATTTAGAAAATGATGGAGAAAGAATGGACATTAATTATTATAATATGAATTATAATAATTTTAACATATACCAAAAGTCACATTATAAAAGATACGAGATGGCTAAAACACAAGTCAAAGAAAATTATGTTGTTGGTGATATGGCATGTGGTTCCGGATACGGAAGTTTAATGTTATCAGAAATAAGTAAGGAGGTTTATGGTGTTGACATTGATCAAATAACAATTGACGAAATAACAAAAAGATATGAAAATGAAAAAAAAGTAAAATTTTATAAAAATAATTTACTTGATATTGATTTTGAAAATAAATTTGATTTAATTGTCTCTTTTGAGACTGTTGAACATTTTGATGAACCTGATATTGAAAGGTTAATGTTTAATTTTCATAAAGCTTTAAAGTCTGGCGGGACGATAATCTTCTCAACACCCTATAATCAACCTAAAACACCAGCTTCAATGAAGTGGCATAGAACTTTTTATATTGTTGAGGATAAGATGAATGAACTACTAAATGGTTATTTTGAAATTGAGAAGATTTGGTACCAAGATTATCAAACTCACGACTTAAAAGAAAATATTGATACTAAAGATTTTATTATCTGTAAAGCAAAAAAATTAGATAAAAATGGATAATACGGTTAATTTTAATCTCCAAACTATATGTGACGGACATCATAAAGTAACATATAGGGGTGTAAAAGCGATAAGGTGTCCTTTTGATTATGTGTTGTACCAAATGATAATATCAAAAGTAAAACCAGATTTAATAATAGAAATTGGGACAAATGCTGGTGGTGGATCATTGTATCTATCTGATTTACAGCAATTAAATGGATATGGTATTGTACATACAATTGACATTGTTGATATGGTGACAAATGAATTAGTTTTAAATAATAAAAATATAAAAAGATTTTTAGGTGGTTATGAGTCTTACGACTTAAATAACACATCTGGATTTAAAAATATATTGGTAATTGATGACGGTTCACATACCTACCAGGACGTTAAGAAAAGTTTATTGATGTTTAACCATTTAGTTACTAAAGGTTCTTACTTTATTGTTGAGGATGGTGTCTTAAATGAACTAGGATACAAAGATTATGGTGGTGGTCCTCTTAAAGCTATTGATGAATTTTTGACAAATAATACCGGGTATGAGATAGACAGAGAAATTTGTGATTTTTTTGGTAAAAATGCAACATTTAATATTAACGGATTTTTAAAAAAAATTAATTAATATGGTCAAAATAATAGTTACCGGAGGATCTGGCTTGGTCGGAAAAAGTTTACGTAAATTCTTACCTAACGCAGTATATCTATCTTCAAAAGATTATGACTTAACAACAGAAAATGGTGTTAGAACTATGTATTTATCACAAAAACCAGATGTTGTTGTTCATTTAGCGGCAAAGGTTGGTGGTATATTAGACAATATTAATAAACCGGCTGAGTATTACACAGATAATGTATTAATGAATACACTTCTTATTGATTACGCAAGAAAAACAAATACAAAAAGATTTATTGGGGTACTAAGTACGTGTATATTTCCGGATGTTATGGAATCCTACCCAATGAAAGAAAATGATTTGCACTCTGGTCCACCAACAATAACAAACTTTTCTTATGGGTACGCCAAAAGAAGTATGGCTGTCCAAATTGATTCATATAATAAACAATATGGAACAAAATACCAATATCTGACACCTTGTAATTTATATGGTTTAGGTGATAAAGATCACGAATCAAATAGTCATTTTATCACAGCATTAGTTAAAAAAATTTTTGACGCAAAAGAAAATAATGAAAATACAATAACATTATTTGGTGATGGCACACCATTAAGACAATTTATGTATGCCGACGATTTTGCTAAAATTATTTATGATGTTATATCAAATGATATTTACGATAGTTTTAATGTCGCGGGTAATGAGAATTTAACAATCAAAGAAATGGCCGAAATAGCGTTAAAAGCTTGTGATGCCGAAAATATAGAAATTAAATGGGATTTATCTAAACCAAATGGTCAACATAGAAAGGATGTTTGTATTGATAAACTAAAATATTTACTACCAGATTTTAATCCGTTATCATTGTCTGAAGGAATAAAATTAGTTTATAAAAGTTATTATGATAAAATTAGTAAATGACACAATAGATAAAGGTGATATTGAAGCTCTAGTTGATTGGTTGTCACAGGATGAAATACCGAGATTAACAAAAGGTGATTTAACTATCCAGTTAGAAACCCTTTGGGCGAAAAAAATTGGGACAAAATATTCTGTTTTTGTTAATTCTGGATCATCATCAATTTTACTAACACTTGCGGTATTAAAACATACAAATAAACTTAAAAATCAAAAAGTTGTTATACCAGGTTTAAGTTGGGCTACCGACGTTAGTTCTCCAATGTTATTGGGTATGGAACCAATTATGTGTGATTGTAACTTATATGATTTATCTTGTGATATAAATCATTTAGAAGAAATTTTTAAGAAAGAAACTCCATCTGTTTTTATATTAGTTTCACCACTTGGTTTGGTCCCAGATATGGATAAAATAATTTATTTATGTAAAAAATATGATGTTATACTTTTGGAAGACGTGTGCGAAAGTATGGGGTCAAAATATAAAGATAATTATCTAGGGTCTTTTGGGTTTGCTTCTTTTTTTTCAATGTATTTTGGGCATCACTTAAGTACGATTGAGGGTGGTTTTATAAATACAAATGATGAGGATTTTTACCACGCATTATTAATGATGCGTAGTCACGGATGGGATAGGGACTTACCGGTTGAGAAACAAAATGAATTAAGAGAAAAATATAATGTAAGTAATTTTGATTCTTTATATAATTTTTATTTACCCGGGTTTAATCTTAGGTCAACAGATTTACAGGCTTTTATTGGGTTACGAGCCATCCAAAAATTAGATGGTTACACCAAAAAAAGAAATGACAATTTTTCTGAGTATATGTCAAATATAAAAAATAATGAAATTAACATTAAAATAGATGAAGATAATTTTATATCCAATTTTGCTTATCCAATTGTAAGTAAAAATAAAACAAAAATTATTGAAGAACTTATTAAAAATGAAATTGAGGTTCGTCCATTAATCGCTGGTAATATGTCAAAAAAACCAATGTGGTATGAGAATTATGGTTTTCTTGATTTACCTAATTGTGAAAAAATTAACGAGTTTGGATTTTATGTACCGAACCACCAGAATTTAAAACTAGAAGAAATAAAAAAGATTTGTAAAATAATTAATAATGGGTAAAAAAATTGCATTAATAACTGGGATTAACGGTCAAGACGGTTCATACTTGGCCGAATTTTTATTAGATAAAGATTACGAGGTTTGGGGTATTGTGAAAAGAAATTCAGTTTCTGAAACACAATCATTAAGAATTAATCATATTTTTGACAGAATTAATTTGGAGTACGCAGATCTTACCGATATGGCGTCATTAATTAGGGTTTTACAAAAAGTCCAGCCAGATGAAATATATAATTTGGCGGCACAATCACACGTAAGGATTTCATTTGATCAACCAATCTATACGGCAAACGCAACCGGTCTTGGTGTTTTAAACTTACTTGAAGCAGTAAGGATGGTATCGTCGCATTCAAAAATATATCAAGCATCATCATCCGAAATGTTTGGTAATATGATTGATGAGGACGGGTATCAAAGAGAAACAACTCCAATGAATCCTGTATCACCATATGGTTGTGCTAAAGTATTTTCATATAATATTTGTAGAAATTATAGAAATTCTTATGATATGAAAATATGGAATGGGATTTTATTTAATCACGAATCACCAAGACGAGGAACAAACTTTGTAACAAATAAAGTGGTTAAGGCTGCTGTCAGAATTAGTCTTGGTTTACAAAATGAATTACATTTAGGTAATCTTGACGCAACCAGAGATTGGGGTCACGCCAAGGATTATGTTAAGGCTATGTGGATGATGTTACAAGCAGATAAACCTAATGATTATGTTTGTTCCACAGGTATTTCACATTCTGTTAAAGACCTCTGTGAATACACCTTTTCTAAATTGGGGTTGGATTTTAGAGATTATGTTATTATAGATGAAAAACATTTTAGACCTGAAGAATTATATAACTTAAAAGGTGACTCAACAAAATTAAGAAAAGACCTTAATTGGGTTCCTGAATACACTTTTGAAACTATGTTAGATGAGATGATTGGATATTGGTTAGATTATTATGGAACCACAAAACCAAACTATTGAGTATTTCCAAAACAATTATACTATTATAAGAAAATAAATATGACAAGAAAGAAAACCCCATTACCCACTGAAGAACAGGAGGTCAAACCATTTTCTAAAAAAGAGTTTATCAACTCGGTAGTTAAGAGAAAACAAAAAAATAAATTTCTATCCCCAAACCAGGAAGAATATTATAATATCCTAAAACAAAGTGAAATAACTATTTGTTCAGGACCTGCCGGTGTTGGTAAATCTTTTATTGCAATGAAGGCCGCTGTTGATTTACTTATGGACCCAACGAATTCATATGAAAAAATAATCATTGTTCGTCCGGCAGTTGAGGCCGAAGAAAAACTTGGAGCCCTCCCTGGAAATCTTGAGGAAAAATTAGACCCTTATATTTTCCCATCTTACTACTTACTTAATAAAATAATTGGTAAGGAAGCTAGAGAAAAATTAAAGGAGACCGAAATCATTGAGGTGTTTGCTCTTGCTTATATGAGGGGTATGAATATAGATAATTCAATTTTAATTTTTGAGGAAGCTCAAAACTCAACACCAAATCAAATGAAATTATTATTAACAAGAATTGGTTTTAATAGTAAATTCTTTATTTCTGGTGATCTTGAGCAGACAGATAGGTATAAAGATAAAAGACAATCTGGACTTTACGATGCTCTACAAAGATTTCAAAATGTAAGTAATATTGGGGTTTACGATTTTAAAAATGCGAAAAATGTAAGAAACCCATTAATTAGTAAAATTCTTGAGAAATACGATGAAGAGAATAGGAATTGAGATTAATGGTGTTTTAAGGGATACCATTTTAAAATTTACACAACTTTATGAAAAGTATTTAATTGAAAAGTCAGATGTTGTTAATAGAACATTTGAACTTTCTTTTTCTGGTGAGTCTAGTAACGAAGTTGAGACAACTGAAGAAGATGACTTTGTTTATGAAATAACAAGTGAGGTAGACTCTCTTGAACTTATGAGTCACTTTAAGTTTAAAAATTCAGAAGAACTTTTTTCATTTATGTACGAAGAATATACAATGGAACTTTTCGGTCACGCACCATCAAAAGAAATGAATTCATTTAATCTACTTAATGATTTTTATTACGATAACCGGGACGAGTTTAATATTTTAATTGTGTCAAATGAAATTGGTAAATCAAAACCGGCCTCACTTTTTTTCTTATCAAAATTTGGATGTCTTATTGAACAGGTATTGTTTTATAGTGAAGTTACAAAAAATGCAATGTGGGATAGTGTGGACATTTTACTTACGGCAGACCCTTACCTATTATTAAACAAACCAGAAGACAAACTGGTTATAAAATATAATACAGAATACAATAAACAAATTAGTTCGGAATATGAAATTAACTCACTATCTGAATTAAATCAAATTTTAAAAAATCTAAAAAGTTATGTTTAAATTATTTAATGAAATGTACTACATTGATTTAGACCAAATAGAATCTTGTGTTAACATTGAGGGTCAGTCTGGTGAATCACAAGTTCATATTGTGAAATATGAAATTATTAAAGGCATGGTTGACACCCTACTTACTGAGGCTAACGAAGTTGATGAGAATCTTGGTATGAATAGTAATGAATTATCAATACCATTTAAAATAGCTTTTAACACACTTATGTTTAAGAAAATAATAAATAAAATATAAATTAGTATGAACACAGAACAAATAAAAAAACTTGAGAAGTCCATTCAAAGTATGAATGACAAACAATCTAGATTGTATTTTATTGTGCAGGATACCAAGGGTAACGCTAAAGCATCTTTAAGATACGTTTATCAAATGGCAATGGTTTTAAAAGAAGACGGTTATAACCCAATTATTCTTCACGAAAACAAAGAATACATTGGTGTTGGTGAGTGGCTTGGTGAAAAATATATGTCAGAATTACCGCATAAATCTATTGATGAAGGAAACCTTGAGATTTCACCGGACGACCTTTTAATTGTCCCTGAAATTTTTGGTTACATTATGGATCAGGTTAAAAACCTTCCTTGTGGTAAAATTGTTCTCACACAAGCTTATGACCATATGTTTGAGACTTTACAACCTGGACAAACCTGGGAACAAATGAGTTTCTTTAAATGTATTACAACGTCAAAAACACAAAAGGAACACATTGAAAAAGTAATGAGACGAGTCTCGTTTGAAATCATTTCACCAGTTATTAGTGATACGTTTGAAAAACCAGAGCTTCCACCAAAAACAATTATCTCCATTCACTCAAGAGATCAAAGAGATACTGCAAACATCATCAAACAATTCTATGTTAAGTTCCCACAATATAGATGGATTACATTTAGGGATATGAGAGGTTTGACGGAAAAAGAATTTGCAAATAATCTAAAAGATAGTTTTCTTTCTGTATGGGTTGACCCAACAAGTGCGTTTGGGACGTACCCACTTGAGTCAATGAAAATGGGTATCCCAGTTATTGGTCAATTACCACATCTACAACCAGAATGGTTAAATGAAAATAATGGTATCTGGATTGCAAATAAAACTATTCTGGTTGATGTTGTTGCTGATTTTATTCAGAATTGGCTTGAGGATAATATTAACCCAGAACTTTATACTGAAATGGAAAATACTGTAAGTCAGTATAATGATTATGAAAAATTTAAAAATGAAGTCCTTTATGTATTCTCAGATATGATTGATACAAGAAGAAAATCATTTGAAGAGCAATTAACTAAATTTGAAACAACTGAATAATATGGAAAATAAAAACACTATCTCGGTAATACTACCTATCAAATCAGCAAGAGCTGTTGACTTTGATGAATTTTTTGGAAAATGTATCACATCTATTAAAAATCAAGACGGACTTGTAGATGAAGTTGTCATTGTTCACACTAGTGAGGATAAACTTAAAGAACATCTTAATTCATTTGATTTTGGAGACCTTAATGTTGTTTTAAGGGAATACGAAGGGAAACCAAGTTTTGCTGGACAAGTAAATGCTGGTGTTGACGAAGCGTCATCGGAATGGGTGTCTGTTTTGGAGTTTGACGATGAGTATTCAAACGTGTGGTTTAAAAATGTAAAAAGTTATATGACTTACTACCCAGAAATTGATGCGTTTATGCCAATTGTTGTTGATGTTGATGATAAAGGTGTGTTTGTTGGTTTTACAAATGAAGCAACGTTTGCTGCAAACTTCACAAATGAAATGGGAAGATTAGATCACGACACATTACTTACTTACCAAAACTTCCAGTTCTCTGGTCTTGTAATGAGAAAAAGTTCATATACAAAATATGGCATGGTTAAGGAATCATTTAAATTAACATTTGGTTATGAATTCTTTTTAAGAATGACAAGTAATGATGTTAAATTCTTAACAATACCTAAAATTGGTTACAAACATATGAATTTGAGAGAAGGATCTATTTTCTGGAACTATAAAAATGGTGAGGATAAAATGGTTGAGGACGAAGTTAGATTTTGGATTGATTTGGCTAAGAAAGAATATCTATTTATTAAGGATAGAGAGATAAAGTATGAACCACAAGAAGTTTAATGCTGGTTGATGAAAATGTAAATTTAACAGAAGAATTAAAGAAAAAGAAAGGGAGAAAACCAAAAACAACAGCGTATTTCGCAGAAAGAGAGGAAGAGGCAGTTAGAAATTATCTAACTGCTGAAACTTTTGATGAGAAAAACAAAATTTACAATCAGTTTTTAAGAGACCCTTTAGATAAAATGATATCTTCAATTATTAGAAGATACAAATTATACAGAAAAGATATGAATTTTGATGAGATTCATATTGACACACATTCTTTTTTGATGACAAAAATTGATAAATTTAAACCATCAAAAGAAAAAAAGGCCTATTCATATTTTGGAACAATATGTAAAAATTATCTGATGGGTCAAATAATGAAGGATCAAAAGGAAACAAATCGTAAAATACCATACGAAGATATTTCCTCAAATCTAGAACACACACCAGATATGATTTATTATATTGACAATGAAGAAATATCAACGGATGAAATTATTAAAAAGTTTTTATCAAAGTTAAAAGATGTTTTAGAAAATAACGAAAAAATAACTTCAGAAGAAACAAAGTTAGGTCAAGCGATACACGATTTATTTGAAAATTACGGTTTAACCTTTCCTGAATCTGGGAATAATAAATTTAATAAAAATGTGATTCTCTTTGAATTGAGAGAGATGACAAACCTATCAACTAAAGAAATTAGAAATTCTATGAAGAAGTTCAAAAAACTTTACTTAGAAATATTACAAGATATTTTAAAAGATTAATATTTATTATTATGCGTCCTAAAAAGAAAGAAATTAATTTAACAAAAGAATCTATGTTATCTCTTATGCAAGAGATATATAATGAACTTGTTGAGCAGAGAAGTACTGCGGTCAGAATTCAAAATAAAATGTTAACTATGATGAAGGAACCGGAGGATATGACACTTATTGGTCCTATAATTGAGAAACAACAAAAGATAATAAACGACTGCGTTGAAAAGAAATTATCTCTTTCTAAACTCCAGGCTCAAATTTGGCAAAAATCAAGTGATAGACAAGAAGAAATAACCTTATCTGATTTAGATTTGGATGGCGATATATTCAAAAATTTAATTGACAAAGATACGTCCACTGATAACACCTATAAAATGAAAAAATAATGGTAATTGATATAGATCAGGGGTATGAATCAATTGGGGACTCAATACAAAAAAACAAAACTTATAGAAAATTAATAAAGGATATTGAGCGACTTAAAAAAAAGAATGGTAATACTTTTGAGAAAAATAAAAAAAAGGTAACTAGAACATACAATAGTTATAAAAAAAAATATGATAAAAAGAAAGCTAATACACAAAAGGCTTTAAAGAATAATTTAACTCAATTAGACCAAATTCTTAATATCAAATTTTTGTCAGCCGAAGACGCTTTTAGTAAAAATTTAAATGAATCAAAAATATTTGACCCAGAAAAATTAAGAAAATATGAAACGGGTGGGTCCGTACAAAAATATGTTATTAACAGATTTATTACCGCATTAACAGATTTAAAACCAAAAATTTTAGAGTTATTAGAAGATGAGGTTTTAACTGCGGCTGGTTGTTCACAAGATCAAACATATAGTGCAAACCAAGACATTTATATTAAATTAACATCTATTGATTACCTAACACAATTGGAGGTTGACCCAACGACTAAGATTGGAAAGGTTGTTTACGAATCAAGGAATTTGCAGTACCCGTCAAAACCATTTCCAATGAATAAAGAGTTGTATAATAGAACTCAAAATCTGAACCAACCATTCACAATTCAATATTCACAACAATATAAAGGTATATCAACACAAGATTTATTTGACATTGCCTATGTTGAGTTAGATGGTAACGGAAACCCTGGAAGTTTTTTCAGGGTAAATCTTGCAAATAGAACGACCGGTAATAAAGTAAAAGATTTCTTAAAGGATTATTACAAAACTATTGATCCCATAGATTTAAAAAATGTTTTTGCAAATTTAATGAATATTTTAACTGGAGCAATTTCAATCGCAAAAGGAGACGGAGAGAATGAAATTGGTGGGTTACAAAAGTTATTTTTAATTATGCAAAGAGTTCTAGGTCTTTGTTTTGATAGTACAGAAGAAATTGATGTTTCTGGTTCTGCAAAAGTATCAGAACTTGATAATGTTGACGACTCTTTTTTTGAATTTGATGAGATTGATATCAATTTCATAAATGAGCAAACATCAAATGTTTTAAATGGTGTTGCAGAATTTATAGAATGTGATAATGTAAAATTACCAATAAATCAATCAGCGATTATAGACGCTATTGATGGTTTAAATTTTATACCGGGATCAAATAATAGTAATAGTATTAATAATGCTGAAAATTTAACTAAAGCTCTAACAGACAATCCAGATTGGTTACCATTAAAAATTAATATTGATGGTGACTTTATTAGGGAATTCCCAAAGGCAGTTGTTATGACCGTTTTATCACCAAAAGTTATTTTACCATTTGCGGCTGTTTTGTATTCACTTGGGAATAACATTATGGATACTATTAATTCGTATGAAGATTTTTATAAAAAATTTAGAACATTCTTTATAAATGTTGCGACAAAAATTGGTGCAATATTTATAAAAATAATTTTTGATATAATTGTTAAAGATATTAAAAATTTAATAAAAGATATTTCAGGTCAAATTCTGAAAGAAAAACAAAATAAAAAAATTGCGGTAATTTTAGCTTTGACCCAAATTTTATTGGCAATTGCTAAAATTGTTACAGATTTTAGAAAATGTAAAAGTGTAATTGATGATTTAAAAAATCTTTTAAACTTAACTAAAAAAAGTTTTGGGGATCAGGTTCCGTTACCACTTCTTTTGGCTTCAAAATTTGTTGATGGGTTTTCGGCTAGTAGAGCAACACTTAATGTGATTGAGGAGTTTGAAAAACTTGGGTTACCTACTGGGCCTATGCCAGATGGGAGTCCAAACCTAATGCTTGCCGCAGTAAAAGGAATAATTGATGGTATTGACAAAGAGCAATCACAAAATGGACAAGTTCAAGTAGCTGTTGATTTTCTATCAATAACCCCAATAGGACAAACAATACCAAAAGTAATTTATGGAAAATCACTTTAATGAATCACCAAAGATAACATCAAAAGAAATTTTGGATATAATATCCGAATATAAAACATCGTCTAATAAACAATTAGAAACGGTAATGGATTTTATTATGTTAGATTTTAATAACACAAAAGATCACGTAATAAAACTAACTAACCATTTAGATAAACTTGAGGTTACTTATAATAAAATATTAAAGGAATACAAATCTAGGAATGGTAGATAAAAGAATTATAATACCTGGCAAAGTTCTTGACAACAAGGATCCACTTATGCTTGGTCGTATTAGGGTCTTACCCTATAAGACAGAAAATGAATTACAAGCATATCCGGAAGGTTGGGAAGAAAATAAAAAGAACTTAATCTGGACAAAGGTTGACCCATTTGTCACGTTGCCTTTACTACCTTATTATGTTAATCAAATTCCTGAAGTTGATGAGTATGTAAATATTATTTATTCAACTAGGGAAGAAACAAAAGATGCTAATAAATTTTATGTTCAAGGACCAATTACAAGGCCTTGGAATAATGTTAGGGAGAACTATAAAAACTCCGAACAAATGCTCGCAAGTGGTGACTACTTAAAACAAGCCGACGATATTAGAGATAAACAAAGTGGTGAAGTAAAAAGTCAATATAAAGGTCTATATCCAGAACCTGGGGATAACGCATTAATTAGTCGTGGGACAACAGATTTTATTTTAAAAAAGAATGATGTTTTAATCCGTGCCGGAAAATATACTTTAAATAATGAAAATCAAATACCAAAACCATATACAAATAGATCGTTTGTACAATTATCAAATTACGATTTAACAATTGTTGATGATGGAACTGAGGATGTTACTATTTCCACCTTTGATGATAGATACGTTAAATTATATCTTGAGTGGTCAATAACAAATATAAATTTAACCGGACAAACAATTGATGGGTACGTCAGATTAAATAGTGTTAAAGAAACACCAGAAACATTAACAGCAACTTTTGATTTATCTAGTGGTAGCACAACCAACACAGACCCAATACCCGGAAGTAGATTTGAATTTACTGGATACTCACAACAGGAAGTCATTGATATTGTTAATCAATACATTAAGGGTGTTAATAATGGTTGGGTTAATTTTCCTAATTTGAATTTTTCATACCCTGCTGGTGGTGGAGCCGCAAATTTAGTTGGTCAGTTCCCATTTGTTTTTGGTCCTAACCCAACGACAAATCAACTAAGAAATAGTGATGATCCTGAAATATTTAGTTTTATTACAAACATTTATAATAATGTAAAATTTAATCCGGCTGATAGCTATTTTGGTTTTGGTTTATTATGGAATAAGGACACTGTTGGTCCTCAAGCCAGTGACACAACACAAACAATCAATAAAATTAAATACAACCAAACACCAGTTACATATGGTGTAATGGGTGGGGATTTTTTATATATGTTATCACATAATAGTCAAAAACCAAGTAGTAATAAAATTGATTTAAAAGACACGTTATATGGTATAACCCAAGAAGAATTTGTAAATAAAATTAAACCAAATACAAGTTCAATGGTAAGAGGTGAAGAGCTTTTAGATTTAATAAGTAAGATTGTTGAGTTTTTAACAAATCACGTTCATCCATTTCCTGGAATCCAACCAATACAAGAACCAAATAATGGTGTCAAAGTTTCTGATATAACAACTTTACTTAATAACGCACAAAATACAATTCTAAATCAAAATATTAGAATTAATTGATATTTATATAAAAAACATAAATGTCAATTCATAATTCATATTTCAGTAGAAATAATACAATTGTTTATAGTGGTCTAACAAATACCGGTAGAAACCCTATCGTTGAGTTATATTATGGTGATGGTAATGTTAAAGACCCAACCGGATTTTCAAGATACATTTTTGATATTGATTTAGAATCTCTTATGGAAAAATACAATCAAGGTATAATTTCAACGGGTTGCTCCACAAATATCAAACATATTTTAAGAATGACAAATACCGGATCTTTTAGTAGGGATTATTTAAACACAAAAACTTCAGACGAAAAAGAAAGGGCAACATCATTTGATTTAATCCTTTGGAGAATCCCATATACGGATTTTAATGAAACATTACCACAAAATTGGGACGAAGGTGTTGGTTATGATTTTAATGATGTAAACCCAGTTGAAAATGATAGGAACTACTCTGATAGACCCTCAAATTGGGTACAAAGAGAAACAATATACAATTGGGAACAACCAGGAATTTATAATAATTTAAATAAAGGAGTCTTTAATTTTTCAGCTCTTACAATTCTTGACGTGCAACATTTTGAATTTGGGAACGAGGACATTGAATTTGATATGACTAATGAGATAGACTCAGTTCTTAATGGTTCATTTACAAATCCAGTTGGTTGGGGTATATCTTTTTTACCACAACTTGAGAACTTAACCGGAAATACAAAAAGTTACTATACCGGATTTTTCTCAAGACATACGCAAACATTTTATGAACCACGACTTGAGACATCTTACAATGATTTAATTGATGATAGTAGAAATAACTTTGCACTTGGTAAAACTAACAAACTTTATCTTTACACATATGAAGATGGTGACTTTTTAAATCTGGACCAAAATCCACTTGTTACAATTATAGACCAGAATGGTGACCCAATAACTGGACTTGTTAATCTACCAACTTGTAAAAGAACAAAAGGTGTTTATGAAGTTACAATACCACCACTCTTGGGGATAAAACCAAATTGCATTTTAACAGATGTTTGGTCAAACATAAAAGTTAATAATTTCACACTTCCAAATACGGTAAATGAATTTGTTGTTTATCCTTACCAATCATCCTTTCAAATAGGGACCACAACTTTAGATCCTAAAGTTTATGGGTTTGATTTCTTTGGTATCAAACAAGACGAAAAGATTTTAAATACCGACATAAGAAAAGTTGGCGTAATAATTAAACAAGCATACACAACCAATAAAAGGTTACCAAATGTAGATTCATATTATAGGGTCTATGTTAGAGAAGGACAAACAGAAGTTCAGGTTCAAGATTGGACAAAACTTAATAAAACTCCAAATGAATACTATTTCATTTTTGATACAAGAGATAAGATTCCAAACGAATATTTTGTTGATTTAAAAGTGATTTCTAACGGAGAAATAAATACTTATAAAAGAACAATCAAGTTCCAAATAGTGAATAAAAAGTAAAAAAATATAGAAATGGCAAATTATTTAATAACAAATTGTGGTGGTGGTACAGTAATAGTTGATTCTGGTGAATCTTCGTTAATGATAGGAGGTACTTATTATCTTGGTTTTACAGGTGAAACATCGTCTGGTTGTTATACTATTAATTCTGAAACTTCAGACCCCGCTGATGATACTATAAGTACTATAGTAAGTAGGTATGACAATTGTTTAGAGTGTCTACAGAATAACGAGTTTTCTTTTTTAGCTTCAGCTTGTACAACTGAGTCAGTTATTTTAATAAATCCAAGTCAATTTACTGAATGGCCAATTGGTAATTTCTACACAATATGTGATGATGTAGAATGTGATTGCTTTGAAGTTTATGGGTTTATTGAAGCTATAACTTCTAGTGTTTACACAATTTCTGTACCATATTCCGATTGTAGCTGTGAAATTCCACCTAGAAGTGCAAATACGGAAACATTTATTTGTGTTACAGATTGTGAGTTCACAGGATCTACCGCAGTTTCACCTCCACATCCAGTGTGGACAGATGGCTATGGAACACCGGTAACACAATTAAATATGGTATTAATTGGTTCTGGAAACGGATTAAATGGATAATTAAAAATATTATGGATAGGATTAGTCAAATATTAAGAAAAGTTTTAAAAGAAGAAGAAGGAAGGTCTAATAGATATATGTTTTTCTCTAATTTACAACAAATGAGAAGACAATGTGATTTGCTTTTGGATTTAGATGAAAGCATGGTTGAGGAAATTCTAGAGAATGGCCACGATTGGGCGCAAGATCATATTGCAGAAGCGAAAAATAATATGGATCAGGTTTTTGATTTTTTAATGAATGAATCAAAAAAAGATGGTATGGAATTATCAATGAATATTGATGACGATGATATGATGATGGAAGGAAGAAAAAAAACTGGAACAAAATTATGTGCTAGAGGCAAGTCGGCAGCAAAAGCAAAGTTTGATGTCTATCCCTCCGCTTATGCAAATGGTTACGGAGTTCAAGTGTGTAAAGGTAAAAAACCAGGACTTGACGGTAAAAAAAGATGTTCTGCCCCATATTGTTAAATTTTAGTTGTTAATTAAAAAATTATTTAATATACTTTATATGAAGTATGAAAAAAAGAATTAAAAGATTTTTTAAAAGAATAAAATTAAGATTTTATTTATGGTCAAAAAAAAGAGACATTATACCTTCGTATGAGGAAAATAAAACACCATATGAAAAAACTTGTTTTTTAATTTGTCTTAAAGCAATCAAAGATAAAAATACAAAATTTATGATTGCCCCCGTCTCAAACAAGAGGTATATTGAAAATAAAGATATGGATATCTTTATCACTTTAGATGAAGGGACTGTTGATTTAACAAATCACATTTATCATTATAATGTAAAGTTAACCAATAGGGATTGGGAAAGAATTACGTATGTGTTTGATTTAGAAGCTGAGAAAAGAAGATTAGAATATGAAGAAAAAATTAATTCTCAGATAAAAAATTCTTTACACGATGTCTTAAAAAGAATTTCTGATTTCAGATAGAACCCTATTAACAATATAATCAACAGATTCATTCTTTGGTTTGTATGAAACCATAACTGGTTTTTGTCCTTTACCGGTTTGAGTATCTTTTTTTTCCGCTCTTCTTTTTTGTTGACAAGCAGATTTTTTTTCCGAATCAGACATTTTACCCGCAACACCGGCCGCTCTACATTTAGGGTATGAACCTTCACTAGCATCAGATCTTCCGCAAGGTGGGTGTTTACCATTAACCTTTCTACATATATCAACCCAAGGACCCTTTGGTTGTGAAGAACCTTTTGGTTTTTTCTTTTTACCAAACCATACAGCAAGGTCTTCTTCTAATTCATTTGATTCTTTAATCGGGACTATTTTTTTTCCTTTGCCCGGTGTTGGGTTTAGATTATTTCCGTCTTCATCACTAAATGTTGAATTTGGGTGTTTTTTAATATAGTTTGTTGCTTTCTCAGCTTGACGTTCAATTTCCTTTCTTTGTTTTGGTTTTATATCCATTTTCCCATCAAAACTATCATATTGTAATAAAGGACTATCATAATGTGAAACCTCATCTGTAAAAGGACCTAAAGCCGTTTTATCAAAGTTTCTTAATCCTGGTTGTAATGGTATAATATAAGACCCTCTTGAACCAGTGTTATTACCGGTTGCTTCTTTTAATATTTTCTTTATTATTTCTCTTACATCCATTATATTATAAATATTATGGAAGATGAAAAAAAAGAGTTGTACGGAAATCTATTTGGGACTATTGACATCCTATCAGAAGATCATTTAAATATTATGTTAACAACAATGGATAAGGATAGTTCCCTATATTTTATTGTGGAGTCTTTGAAAGCCGCACACAAACGTGGTGCTTTCACAATTGGTGAAACGGAAGTAATATCAAAGGCTATCCGGGTGATTTCTAGTATGGATTGATTTAGTATATAACATTACGTGTACGTGATAAAAACAAAGAACAATAATTGCCCAAGTTTCCATCCAGTATAATCCATCAAAAGTTAAAAAAATTGTGGACAAAAGATATACCGGTAAGTATAGTCTAAATCTCTTTATTGACCACAAAGGAAACACACACACAATAAAAAAACCGACAGCAAGTACATTATGAATTGTGACATAATCCTCAACTGAAAAAACGGTTAAAAGTAAAAGAAGTACTGCTGGTATTCGCCAATGAGGTAAATCAAAAAAGAAATAACTTACAAGTGCGTTTGTAAAAATAAAAAGTGGTTGTAATGGTGTGTTCCAAGATTGTGAAAGTGAAATTAAGTCTCCACAAGTAAAATAAATAATAAAAGGTTGTAATACTGCGATTAATGCGGTAAACAACCTTTTATATAGTTCAAAATTACTTATCATCTAATAACCTTTCTCATTGTCCCATCATCATATATTTCTACATAAACATCAGAAATTTTAAGTTTTTCAGGATCAATTTCCTGACCATTTAAATTAACATATTTAATTATAGTTTTTTTACTTTCTAAATCTATATTATTTATAGTTATTGGTCCAAATGTGTCATAAACACCATTTAAATCATATTGTTGTAATCTATAATAGTTTATGTTTGGGTCAACTTTAAAATCAACAACATCGTAGGTTATTTCTTGTGTTGAATTTCCTGCTGCGTTTAGTGTTGCGATAGTAGTCCATATTTCACCATCTCTACTTTTTTGTAGGTTAAAGTGGCTTGTATTTTGTTCAGATACAGTTGACCAAAATAAATAATTATTTGGACCTTTATTCACACCATTAAAAGTTGATAATTCAACAGGTAATGGGTTTGGATCTGAAAGTGCTATTTTTATATTTGGTCTAAGACTAGATTGTACACCATTTGACGTGGGATATGACGCATCTTGGTGACTATACCCTACCGTATTAGTTTTTGATGTGTAATAAAACCAAGGTTCGTCAAAAGTATATGTACCATTTCTATTTTCCCATTTTATAAGTAAGTTATTTGTGTTATTCCAAGGAAATGGTGTTTGTAGTGCAATTTCGTTCCACCCAATATTCCAAGTAACACTACCATCATAAACCAATGTATAGTTAGATGATACATAATTTGTTTGTGCGTTTTCACTAACCGGTGAGGGTAATACTGATAGTGTTGTGTGACCCATATATATTTTTTGGTTTGTTGCGGTATAAGGACCTGGTGTGGTTGGGTCTACTTGGAAACGTATTTTTGTAATGTTTCCTTCTGTATTAATTTCCGACTGTAAATAAATTATTTCAGACCACCCATATTTGTAGTAATGATTGGCGGGTGCGTTATAAACAACACCTTCACCACTACCTATACTTACTATGGTACTTCCTGCCGTACTACCTTTTTGATACTTAACTATTGCACTAGCGTTTATGGTGTTACATGTACTTGAGGCAGACCAACGAGTTAAAAGTATTGAATAATTACCTGAAGTAGTACAATACCATGTTATTTCTGATTGTGTATTAAAATAATCATCACTCCACGCTAAAACTGAACCTCCAGTTGCTGTAGAATATAAACGAAGATATGTATCTACCGTAGTTTGACCTACAGTAGAAAAGGTGTATTCATTACCCGCTTCAGCATAAAAATTAAACGCTCTACGACCAGCGGCATAAGCTGGCGTATATTGTAAGGTTGTTGTTGGAGTAATTGTCTCATTTGTTGTTGCGGTATTACAATACTGTGACAATCCTGAAAAAGTCATTAATAAAGTAAAAATAAATAATATTAAATTTTTCATAACTACGTTTTTATTATTATAAATATCAAAAATAAATGTTATAATCAAGTTTTTTGATGTTATTTGTTTATACTACCACTTTTAAGTCGGTAAAACTAAGTTCTATATTATCAGAAACAACAAATTCAAATAAATTATTTGACAATATCTCCAAATCTTTACCTAATTCAAGTAGGTCTTCGTCAGATTCCTCATAAAACCAAATAACATTATTTTGTTTAAGATTGATTAACTTAATTAAGTGGAGTATAGAATTGGTGTTAATGTGATTTAATTTTACCATAATTGTTTTTATCTCATATTTTTTAATTTGGTTTATTATTAATGACCAAAATAATTCTGGTTCAAACAATATTGATTTACCCTCAATACTCAAAGTATTGTTGTTATGATTAAAAACAACTTTTGGTGTTGTATTAGTTTTTTCTGATAGTGTTGTTCTCATTTTTTTATTTTTATTTCATAACCAAAAAAGGCCGTTAATATTTCTTCTTCATCCTCTTTAACTAAATCATCTTCACAAAGATTTAATATTTCAGACAGAGTTGTTTTGTCTTTTATTTCATCAGTTACTTTTTGTTTAAACCTCTGAACCCCCCTAATCATTTCTAAAGTTTCTTCAATATCACTTATGGATTTTATATTTTTATCGTTAGAACTTTTATTTATCTCATCTAATAGGTCCCGTATAACTTCCCAACAATGGTCATCCACCATATTTATAACCCTAATTTTAGCCTCTTCAAGAATAAGTTCTATTTTCATTTTTTTTAACTTTTATATATTCTTTTTATTACCCCACCCTCAACCATAAAGTAAAAACCAACGGGGGCATTATCAAATCTAATTTGTTTTCCGTTCATATCTAAAACAATTTCTGGATTTAATTTTTCATTAGTGTTTATTATTTCTCCTATATTTAATATTTCTTCTGTTAAATTAGATAAAATTACATTCTCAGAGGACATACATCCATTATCATCTGTAACTAATACCTCATAAAAATCCGATACCACACTATTTAAATCCTCACTAATTTCACCATGATTCCATTGATAGTTATACGGTTTAGTACCACCAACCACATCTAAATCAATTGATCCAAAGGTATTTTGAGTTGGTTGTACGTAATTTAAACTTGTAACAAGTAGTTCGGGTTCGTTAATTGTAAAATCTTCCATTACAACACACCCTGATTGGTCTGTTACATTTACCTGATAGTACCCAGGTTTTAAATTTGTCATAGTACTTAATGTGTTACCATTTGACCATTCATAAGTTAAAGTAGAATCACCACCTTGTGTTGAAACACTTATCCCACCATTTTCAAAACCATAACACGTTACATGATTAATTTCGGATTGTGTTGTTATTTCACTGTAAGATTCAATTTCTCTTTCTGAGTAAAATTTACAACCTTTAACATCTTTAACTTCTATACTATAAAAACCAGTAGAATCTACTTCTATTTTATCATTAGTACTACCATTAGACCATTCAAAAGATAAAGGAACTTGACCTGTAATGTTGTTAAATTTTGCCTGTCTTTTTGAATCAACACAATTAACATCAGTTATTAGTTCACCCTCAATCGTATTGAATTTTTTTGCCATTAAAACAGCTTTATAAGAATCTAATTTACCTGAACCTAACATACCAATATAGTTTTGGTTAACTTCATAAATTGAGCTATCAGCAGTTTCTTTAAGAATATACTCAATTTGATCGGGAGTTAAACAAGGATTAACAGATAACATCAAAGCTACGGTTCCTGAAACAAGTGGTGTGGCGAAAGAAGAACCATTTCCTGTAACATATTGACCCGGTGATGTTGACAACACTATGTCGTATCCAGGAGCCGAAATATCTACTTTATTATTGTGTTGGTGTGTTGAATTTGGGTTGCCGATGAATCTTTCGTGATTGTTGTTCGGTCCAACAGATGTAACTGAAATTACGTGTTCGTATGATGCAGGATAAACTTCGTTTACTGACCCACCACAAGTACTTCCGTTACCAGCGGCTGCTATTATAACAGAACCGTTGTTATGAACCTCATTTATAACTTGTTGTGCGTAATAGTTAAAATAACAACTAGAAGCCCAACTAGCGTTTATTACTCTTGCTCCTGAATAAGTTGCTTCAAGTAATTCATTATAATCCATAACTCTTAGTTGTAACTTTGAATTGTAACCAATTGAACTTTTACCGGCGAAATTATTTGTGTTACCTGCAGCTGTTATAGCTACCGCGGTACCATGAGTATAATCAGTACTATAGTTGTCAATTGTTCTATAAGTAATTTTACCACCAAGATCTTCGTGATTGTGGTAATAGTTTGCATCTGTAATAGCAATAACTACTGAAGTATCTCCGTGTGTGATATCCCAAGCTTGTTCAGCGTTTATTGAATTAAGTGCGTAATCGTACATAAAAACTGAGATGTCGTTTGGGGTGTCAAGAGTTTTATATTCAGGACCTAATTCAGGTTTAACAAAATTATTATTTTTAGAAGTTCTTACTAGTAATTCATTAACATCACAATTACAATTTATTTGATAAACTTGTTGTAATTCAGAATTATGTGATGATGGAAACGCCTTTTTTATTTCTGTAATACTAAGGTCTGAGATTGAATTTAAAACCTCAGTTCTTTTTGATTCATAATTTGGGATTTTTACCCATACGTTGTCCTGAGATAAGACACTAATTGTTGTTGTTAAAATTGTTAAAATTGTTACTATTAAATTTTTCATAATGTGTATATTTTTTATTGTATACACATAGTTAGTCATATAATGGTATAAAGTCCTTTTGTGGGGGGTATAGTATTTTTAAATTAAGGGGTACGCTCTATAGTAGTATAAGTACTACATACGAATGGTTAGGTAAAAATACTTAAATGGGGTAAAATTTTGTATGATAGTTTATTTCATAGTTTTTTCTATAAAACCATCATCATATATAAGTAAATATATTTCACCTTCTTTCATATTTAACACCGCTTGTCCCATTAAATTTGTGATTTTTATAAGTATTCTATTCTTATGTTCTTTAATGTAGATAATACTAAGATTTTCAAATTTACCATCATAATCTGTTTGTCTTAAAATAAAATATCCAGAACCAATCGTATTTCTAATTGAATATTTATGTTTACCTTCAGATGGTACATTATATTTTGGTTCAAAATTATACCCATCCATTGAGTGTAATATTGTGTAATAGTCATTATTATATTCTGAATATATGTCCCACCATAAACTATCTCTATCTCCTTCAAAAGAGATTAAACTTACCGGTAATGGGGTTGTCATTTGCCACAATTCAAAATTATCTAACCACCATTCTTCACCTACGGAATTAACTCTAACATAAACTCTTGCGGTAAATTGTGTTACGTTTGTAAATTTTAAACGTATATCAGAATAAGTTCCGTTTTGTGCTGAATATGTTGTGAGTGTCCCGCTTGCTGTTTTTTGTATTAATGTTGTGTTGTAATTCCATAACGCATTATCATAACCATTAATTTTTATCTCTTGAACCAAAGTAGTATTATCGGTACTAATATAAAGTAATACGTAATCGGCAATATCAACACCAGCACTTAAAGATGACGATGAACCAAATTTATAAGACCCTAATCTAAATCTAAATTCATACTCAAATCCTTGGTCTAATCCTGTGATATTTGGTAAAACATAGACCCCTTCTTCAATGTTTGACGTTCCATTACCGGTACCGATTAAAGCTGCTGATGATGTACTACTAACAAACGCGTTGGCGTAATAACCGGTATTATTTCCATACCCAACTGACCATCCGCCTAACCAATTGAATGATTCAATATAGTCGTATTTTATTAAAGTTTGTGAAAATAAAAATGGTGGGAAAAAAACTATTAAAAAAAATAAAAAAAACTTTTTCATATTAACAATAAATAGATAAAAAGGTTAAAGAATGTAATGATTTATTTAATTATTAACAATAACTTATCATATATGATATTTTATTTAACAAAATAAAAAAAGGTCAGATTTCTCTGACCTTTTCAAGGGTTATTTAAGTTTTGATTATCTCAATTCTCTTAAATCAAATGTACGAACTCCATCAACAGTGATACGAGCGTAGAAACGGTTGTTAACCATTTTCTTAGCGTATCTTGTCATAATACCTTTGATAGGTGTGAAGTTGAATGGGTTGTACATTGTAGGTGTTAACTGAAGAGGTACGTATGGTGCGTAGATGTATCCAGTGTCTAACAATGATGTTCCTTTGTGACCCAACAAGATTGTGTTTGGTGGGAAGTAAGGATCACGATAAACTTGGTAACGTCCAGCAAGAGTACCAACTCTTTCAATACCCATATTGTATTGGTCTTGCTCAGGAGACGCGTTAGATACGTGGAAGTATTCTAAATCGTCAAAGATAGCTGAAACTTCAGAAGAAACAACAATCCAGTTAGCACCACCTCTAAGTGTAGACTTGTGGATTTGTGCAGACAACTGGTTGATTGCTGTAATCAACGTTTGGTTCCAGTCTTTCTGTGTGTAAGAAGTAGTCAAAGACAATCTTCTCCATCCATTGTAATCCCAACGTAGGTTCCATGCAGCACCTTTACGAAGGTCTCTTAGGATTTCACGGTCAATTTCCGCAGCAACTTGTTCTGAAAGAAGAGCAGTAAGCTCAGCTTCAGCATCAATGTTATGGAATGCCGCAACGTCTTGAGCAAGCTCTGGAGACCATTGTGCTCTTAATTTTCTTTCAGTAACTGATACTGTAACAGACTCAAGGTCAAAAGAAACCTCTCCGATTTTTTCTTCAAACTCTAGTTCTTCGTAACGTCTCCAAACAGCAGTAAATGATGTTGCAGATGTGATAGCAGAAAGAGTAGAACCAGTGTACCCATCAAGTGAAGTGTCACCACAAGATGCACAAGCAGGACAAGAAAGATCTACTTCAAGAATGATACAACCATTAGCGTTACAGATATTGTTAAAAGAACCACCATTTCCATCAACTGGGAATGTAGTTTGATATTGACTACCATAGTCAACAATTCCTTTACCATATTTTTGAGTTACAACTCTAAATAAAAGTGGTGATGCACCAACTGTAGGAACTGGACATACGTTAGCAGCATCAAATCCTAATCCTGTATTAGTAAGGATTTTAAGGTCAGAAAGGAAAGATTCTGTATCAATTTCATTTCCGTCAGGTCCGATAAGTTTACCAGCACCTGGGATGTTACTCCACCCACAAAGTTTGATAAGAACTTTTCTTGTGTTACCAACATAAGCAGCGTCGTCATTGTTAGCATCAACTAAGTCACCATTTGACCATTTTACAACAGTAGCCGCTGCCGTGATAGCAGAAAAACGACCTTTAGAATAATCAAATAGACCAGCAGGATCCAATCCTGGCTCAGCTCCTTCGTAGAATAAATCATAAAGATTTTTTGAGAAAGGTGCGTTAGCGTTAGGTGCTGTATCAGCTCCTGGGTAACCTTGACCCGGTACGTTATAACCACCATTAACCGCTTCAGGAGAACCAATTGGTGGATAGTGAACACTACCAGCTTCATTTGGGTTATATCCTTGGATACGAGGTACAAAGTAGAACAATTTACCAATTGGTAAGTTCATAGCTTGTACTGATACGATATCGTTAGCTAACAATTTAGAGAAAACTCTTCTAACGATAGGGAAAACAACCGTTTCAAAAGCTCCGTTTGAACCTTCTGAAGTTGCTTCGTTAATTAGGTGAGATGCTTGGTTCTCATATAACTGAGCCACGTTCTCTTTTAGATGACCTTTAAGTCCATCAAGGAATCCTAATTTATCCCATTTGTTAATTGTATCTTCTTTGATAACTTTAAGGTGCTTAAGACCGATGTTACCAACAAGACCAGATTCTAATAATGCTCCCATTTTCTTTTTTTTTAATTTATTTTATGTATTTAATAAATACTATGTACTTTTAAAAAGTTTATTTTATTTTTCCCATCAAGTCTTTCATTCTCAAAAATTGTGGATTTTCATACGTTTTAGACTCAATTAAGTTAGCAGCCGAACCAGTACTTGGTGTTTTAGAGACTGTTCTCTCAAATGATTCTGTGATTGTATTTTCCGTAGATTTTGGAGATCCTAATTCATCCTTGATAGATTTGTAAAGATTTTTTGATTCTTTTAAAGTATCAACATTGTCAAATCTTCTAAGAATATTAATCTTTTCTTGTTTTGTTGTTGAATGTTCTGTAAACAATCTAGTTGCATAAGCAAGATTTGAGTTAAATATGGCAACCTCATTTAATTTAGTTCTGAATAGATCAAGAGCTTTTCTGTATTCTTCATTTTTTGCTCTCAAAACTTCTAATTCTTCAGTACCTTCTTTTCTTAAATGTCTTGGTGCCGCTTTTGGTTTTGGTAAACCTTCTCTACCCCAATACTTGCCATTAGCCAATGTTCTTGACGCTTCTTTAGTTTCAGTTTTTTTACCTTCAACTTTTTTCATTTTACCATCAAGGTTAGCACCTTCTTTGTATTCAAATTTTGCTTTACCAGTACCCATAGTTTTGTTAGCAGATTTTTTAACTGTTTTAAATCCACCACCCATATTAGGTTTCTTGTCATATTTGAATTTAGATGCGTTACCCATTCCGATACCTTTAGGTTTAATTGATTTTTTAGATTCGTAAATTGACTCTTCTACGCCGATTTCGTCTTCTAACTCAGTATCGTCTAACTCAAGTTCAAAGATAATTTCATCCTCTTCTTCATCATCAAAAGAAAATTCATCATCCTCTTCTTCATCATCAAAAGAAAATTCATCTTCCTCTTCTTCATCATCAAAAGAAAATTCATCTTCATCTTTCTCTTCGTCTTTAGAAAAGTAAAAATCAAAATCATCAACTTCTCTTGAATAGAGTTCTTCCAATTCTTCATCGGAACCCATTTCAGAAAAATCATTCACTTCAGAAAAATCATCCATTTCAGATTCACCTAATTGTATCAGATATTCGGTATCATTTTCTGTATCTGATAGATGTATCATTTTGTCATCTTTTTTTACAATAACACCATCATTATCTCCCATTGCTTTAAACACAGTTAAAACTTCTTCGTCTGAAGCTCCGGTTAAATCAATTGTGTCATCTTCTGTATCAGTATCAAATTCCATTTCAAAATCATCTTCTGTGTCATCCATGCCAAGCATGTCATCTTCTTCTTCGGAATCATCAACATCTAAATTATCAGTATCAATATCTTCCACATCTGTATCAACATCCGTGTCCTCAATATCAACCTCATCGTCTTCAACCTCATCTTGTTCTTTAAGAGATTCTTTTACTAATGAACTGATTTCTTCCTTCATTGTTGAAGAAAGTATTCCTTCTGCATTCTTGTTAAGAGACTCCTCCAGATTTGAAATCTGAAGTAACGCCTCTTCAATAACATTTTTATTTTTTGTCATTATTTTGTTTTCTATTAACAATAAATACTAACAAAAATGAAAAAATTCGTTTTGCGTGATATAAAACAAAAAAGGATGAACATTTGTCCATCCTTCAAGTATTTTTAAATAAATTGTATTTTATTCAATTACCTCATCAATTTTACTTTCTGTAATTGAAGTGATTCTCCAATCCATTGTGTAGTTTTCATAAATCTTGGTAACCTTTGCCTCTACATCTGTTGGTGTATATCCCAAAACTAATTTTTCTTCTTTAACTTTTTTAACTCTACCGGATTCACTATCAAGTAAATCTGAAGTAATTTTTGCTACAAAATATTTTTCTCCTTGTTCCATAATTTTTATTTTAATTAATTATAGAACAACTATTTTTATTTATCAAGAAAAGCGGATAATTTATCCATTAATTTTTTTGATTTATCAATTGCTGAAGCATCATCCATTTCACTACTTCTTGTTGATTGCATTTTCTTTTCCTCATCAAGATTCTCCTCATAATTCATTCTATCATCTTTATTTAAGAAAAGATATGCACCAGGAGTTGAGGGAGATGATACAAGGTCAAAACAAATTAATTCAAAATCTTTTTGTACCTCATTTGTTTCACCAACTTTTTTAAGTGAACCAACTCCACGAGATGAAATACCCAAAGTAACACCTTGTCTTAAGTAGTTTGCTGCCAAATCACCTTTTGTGGAACAAACTCCCCTTTCGTGAAATCCTGGACTTGTAAGCAATTTTAATTTACCCATAAGAACATTTCCTTCCCACCATACTTCGGTTATAATGTGTGATACCCGGTCAAGATCAATAAGAGAAGATTCTGGGTGATTTAATTCAGAAAGAGAAGTTCCTCTTTCAATCATCTTTTTATAATTTTCAGCTTCTCTTTTTAAAATATCTTCAGGATATACTCTACCGTTTCTATTTGGCGTATTGTATTTTTGTAATACAGCGTAGAACTCAAATGGTTTTGAGTGATCAAGGAAACTTTTATTTTCCATTATATAACTATTTTGAGTTACTTTAGGGTTGATATATCCGGCATCGTACTCAATTAGAATACCCTTTCCAGTTTCACTTGGTGATAAAATTTTATAATTACTCATCTTAAGTTTTAATAATAAATATTAATCAATCTGAGTTTTTATTTTTTCCGGTTTAATATTTCCTTTTTTTGTTAAATAGAATTTAAAAAATTTGTTATGTGTGAAAACCTCTGAGTATATATCTTTGGATAATTTTTTAAGTGTTTTTTTAAGAATTGGTGATTTAAAGTCAATAGGATTTTCTAGGTTGTATAGATTTATCTCAAGATTCATAAATGATTTTTTCTTTAATTGTATACCACTTGTTCTTAGGTCTAAATCAACTATAAATTTTTCATCAAATAAATTTTTATCAATATTATTAAACACAGAATGTTTTATATCTCTTGTCATATTAAGGACAACTCTTTCCCAGTTTAGACTTTCTTTTTTTGGTTCTACCCAGGTTTGTAAATTTAAATAAAGGGATTTGAATTCTTTTGAGTCTACAGTACCATAACTGACTTTACAAGTTCTAAACCCATTTATTTTGGAAGTTTTTCCTTTTTTCATAAAACTTTTTCATAATTATTTAGTTTATTTTTTAGAAGTTTATGTATTTTTGGGATATATATCAATATAATATCAAAATATGTTAAAAGTAGAAGTTAAAAGAGGTGATATAGAAAGGGCGTTAAAAGAACTTAAAAGTAAGGTGATTAAAACAAGACAAAATTCCCACCTAAATGATAGACGGGAATTTAAGAAAAAATCTGTTGTAAAACGTAGCCAGGTTAAAAAAGCAATCTATATTCAGAAACTAAAAATTACTCCTAAAGATTTGTAAATAAATCTTTTAATTTGTAATAATTTACTCTATTGTAGGTTTCGTTATTTAATTTATTAATTGTCTGATTAATTCTTGATGTTACTTCAGTATCATCGTTTGTTGATTTTAAATCATTTAATTTATCAAGAGTACTCTCTTTTAATACTTCATATTTAACCAATAATTTATCATTGTCTTCTGACAAGATTTTTTTAACTTCTTCTCTTTCAGATTCGTTAATACTAGATAAATAATCTGAAATTGTCTTATTAGCAACATCAACAATTTTACTTACTGGTAATTTTACCATATCAGTGTATTCTTCTTTTTTTGATTTTGATAAAGATTCTAAAATAAACTTTTTACTTTTAATTCTTGATTCAAGATTTAAGTTTTTTGTGTAGACTAGATTGTCAATATTTTCATATATGTTTTTAGTCTCTATTTCAGATAACCATAAATCTAATTCATTAATAGAGTTTGAACTTAAATTTTTAATACTTTCCTTTAAAGTGGTTATTGATTCGTTAAGGAATTCATTTGCAAAATCATCACTATAACCCTTACTTGAAGATAGTTCGTCGTACATATAATACATTTCTTTTAATGTCTTGTTTTTTAATACAAGTTCACTAAAAATAAAAATGTCTTTTTTAAATGATTCCTTAAGGTATGAATCTGTTAGACATTTCTCTATTTTACTTTTTATAAGTCCAAATTTCATTTTAATTGTTTTTTAATAAATATATTACTTATCTAAAATCTTCATAAGTTCTTTTTCTATTTCACCTAGAGAGTTATTACCAATTAATATTTCATTATCAATATTTTCTAATAATAGATTTTCCATCTTTGCCTTACTTTCTGGTAGACCACCTTCTGGTCCTCCCGGAGGTGGTCCTGGTGGTGGTGGAGGACCTCCTAAGTCACCACCCATATCCATTCCGCCACCTTCGGCCGGTGCTGCGGCTGTTGAGTCGGTTACCCCACTTACAGTTTTATACAAATTGTCAATGTTATCAAATAATCCGGTATGTGTAATAATTGTTGGTGTGTTTACAAGTTCTGCCGCAACCGCTTTCTCCATTCTTTGTCTTTGGATATCTAATTTGATATCCTCGTCTGACCAACCAAATATATGTTTCTTAGCCCAAGTCGCCGATGTTGGTGCGATTGTTCCTTGGATATCTGTAACCAAATCTTTATAAAGTAATACTTTTTCTTTCCAAACCTCAACCATAAGAAGATCAGCTTGTTTTGACGGGTTTGTAAGACCTAATGTAAAGTTTGTAAGTTCGTCCTCAAATCCTAAAAGAAATAAATGAATAATTGCAATTTTGTTTAATTCAGATAGCATATTTTTCTGAATTTTATTAATTGTTCTTGCAAAACGAATATCAAGTAGAGATAAATTTTTACCATCACCAACTGGTTCTTCAAAACCAAGGTAAGCTTTTGGTACACGAATAGCGGTTACAAGTTTCTTTTGGATGTACTCAATATCCGCAATTTCAGAAAGGTTCTGAGCACCTGCTAATGTCTCAATTGGCATTGTTTGTGTTGCATCACGAACCGGAATAAAATAATCTTGATCCACCGCCATTTGATTAAATCGTAAATCAACATTACCTGTTTTATTATCTACAATTTGATCCCTTTTAAATTTATTGGCAACACGTTGTACGTATGGTTCAACATCTTTATCGTCCATATTTCCAACGAATACTTTGAATACCCTTCTTTCCGGGGCTCTTGATGTACGATAAATTAACATCGCATCTTCAGCAAGTACTAATTGTTTCCAAATTCTTCTTGCCTTTTCAAGCATAGAAGTTCCATATGGTAATTTTCTATCGTCACCTAGAAGTCTAAAGTGTGCTACCTCCCAAGTGTTAAATTCCATATTTTTTTCTTTCCAATTAAACCTAACACCCTTCTCGTCTGGTTTTACTTCAGTGTTAGGTCTTTTTGGGGACATACCCTTTTCTAACCTTTCAATTTCAATATTCGGTAACTGAACACAACCAATGATTCCTTTTTCTGGATCTAATTTTAAGTAAACAAAATTATCACCATACTTACAAGTGTTTCTAATCCACATCTGTAAGTTTGTGTTGATATCTAATGTATTATTAAATAAATCGGCTAAAATTCCTTTTATTCTTTTTGATTCTGAATATATTTGAAGTATATGTCCGTTTTCATCTGGTGTTGTTGACTCTTCAGCATAAATGTCAAGTGCTGTTGATATCTCCGGAGTAAACTCCATTGATTCATAATCATAAAATGCTGCAAGTCTTGTTGGTTCATAATATATTGCTTGAGTATATAAATTACTTTCAATCTTTTGCCATTGATTTGCTAAATATAAAGTTTGTTGAGATTGTAGTAACTCTTTTTCGTATTCATTTCTATCTTTAGTTCTTAAAAGTTCTTTCTTATCAAACTTATACGTTGGGACATCTTGACCCAATAAAGAGTTGGGACCAAAGGCCTGGGTCAGTCGTTGCCAAACAGTTAGTTCATTATTTTTATTTTCCATATTTAAAATTTAAATATTTTTTTATAATATTAAATATTTTAACACCAAACCAAGACATAATTATCTTGTGTTGTTATATAATCGTAATCTTGTGTTAGAATATAACAAGTTGTTATTTCTTGAGTGGTTGTAGTTGTTGTTACCGGTGTTCCGGGACCACCTTCTGGTAATGGTCTATACTTATACTGAAAAGTATTTGGAAATTTTTTAACCGAATAAATAGGTTGACCAGTCACAGTAAGTGTTGATCCACCAATTAATCTGCCAGATGTTTTTCTACTTTCTAATCCCATTTTTTTATCTTGTCATTCCACCAAATAACCAGCCGTATTTCATATACTCCTCTCTACTTGGCCCACTATTATTTCTATATCTATCATTCATTGTATTCATATTTGGAAGTACCGGGTCAAAATGAAGTTGTCTACTAACTGAATCATTATTTGACACAGTCCAAGATTCAATCATCATTTTTGTTTTTTCAACAACCTTTTCAAGTTTTTGGAATGACGATTCCCCAACATAAATTGCCATTGATATCCCCATAATTAAATCATCGTGTTGTCCTTTCTGGTGATCTGGTCTACCATTTACATAAATAAATGTGTTCATCTCATTGTACAAACGAGAACTTCTAATTTTAAACTTGTGTCTTACATACTCCTCAAACGCTGCAATAATCTGAACCCGTTTATTGTTAAAATTAATCCCGGGGATTTTATCCAAGGCTTTTGCGTTATACGACCAGATATTTGTCGTATCAACCCCATCAATATATAAGTTTTTATAACCAAGTTCTTGCATTTTTCTAACTGTTGTAATTCCCATACCTCCGGTAATATCCACAACACAAAAAGCATTGTACATTAATCCCCATTTGTATGCTATTTCAGCAAGTGCATCCGGTGGTATTTTCCCAACATATTCAAGAACTTGTTCTCTTTCATCAAAGTCAATAATTTGAATTGATGAAAAGTCTTCACTATCACCTCTTGATACATCAACACCCATAATGTATTTATGTCCTTGTTCTGGTTCTTTCCACATCCAAAGAGAATTTCCCATCATTTTATTTGGTGCATCATAGATTGTATTTGATTTTAGATATTCTAGTTGTTTTGCGTCAAATACGTTATCTCCAGATCCTAAGAATTCACAATTTAACTCTTGGTTAATTTTTCTTTTATCGTATTTTAATTTTTTAACCATTTTCTCATACCAGGATGAGCATGGTTTATATCCTTTAAGGAAATATTCTTTTATGTGGTCATAATCTCTTTCGTATGGGTCAGAATCCCCAAATGAAATATTTCCAGAATGGTCTCTTTCTTCTTTGTGTAATAAATAATCAACCATATCATCTGTTGGGACAAGATATAAGTCTTTGGAATATCTTGGGTCTTTCCACCAAAACATTTCAGAGATTTTAAAGTTATTTATACCTTTTGTTGATTGATCGTAGATTTCATAATAAATTGGGTCATATCCATTTGGTGTTGATACAACAATTACTTTACCACCGGTAGAAAGTGACGCCATACAAGCTGCCCAGAAATCATTGTCAGCTTCAATGAAGGCTGCTTCATCAAAAACAAGTATTGTTGGTGTGTAACCCCTTAGTGCATCTCGTGATGTTGCAACAGCTTTAACTTCACAACCATTTGTTAACTTATAATGTCTTTGTGAATTTTTGTCGGCTGAAAATCCGGTACCAACCCACTTTGGCCATTGGTCAACAAAGGCTCTAATCTTGTTTGCCATTTCCATTGACGTATCAAGTTTGTTTGCAATAATTAGAATTTTTTCTGGTTTTTCTTTTTTAGCAAACACAAGTCTTTTTGATACCCAAGCGGCGGTTACCGTTGATACACCAGCCTGGCGATACTTGAGGGCTATATTTTCCTCATAATCTTCATAATCTTTTAGTAGAGATACTTGATCTGGAAATAACTCTAATGGAACATACTTTGAGACTGTATTATCATATGTTTGTAAATAAGTTCTTAAAGCATATGGTGTGTCTCTCATACACTTCACATACTCAAGCATTATTTGTTCCTTTGTCAAACTCATAAAAGTATTTTTATATAAATATCAAACCCCCTTGTTATTTTAAACAAAGGGGTTTATGTTATTTTTAAAATTTATAATATCACCTAACAAAGTATAATGATATTTCATCATTAATATCTTTCATTTTAATCCATCTACTAGGGATTTGTTGGTTTTTTAGAACTCTTATTTGACCAAGTAAACCAACAACATTCCATTCAGGTCTTTTGGCTCTAGGTGTGTAAGTAATAGTTGGGTCAAAATTTGGTGTTATCTTTGGTCTTTTCCCCGTAATTGTTTTATGAGTTGTAACTCCACTCACAACATTATCAACAACGTCATAAGAATAATCCTCCATTACTATTTTACCCCAGATATCTTTTTCATATTTACCAACCCATTCATCTGCTGTACCATCTTCATTGTTACCAACAAGTGTAGGTGTTGATGATATGACACCAATTGCGTTATTAGCGTCTTGACAAACTTTTATTTTATCCCCGTCTAATTCTACAACGGTGCCAAAAGGAAGTGCTTCACCTGTTACGGATTCAAAATATTCAGCGTAATCGGCACCAGTATTATAACTGGCACCAGCGCCATAAACATTACCACTTGTGTCAACTCTAAATGCGTTTGACCTTGCGGAATTTGATGTGCCTTTACCTATAATAAATAATTGATTTGGGTTTGTTGTGTCATTCCACGTACCAGAAACGTGTTGATACCCTTCGTATGCAATTGTCCCATTACCTTCAGCGTGTGACCCAATACTTAAACTTAATGTTGTGTTACCTTCAGCGTGTGAATAGGTGCCCCCCTGAAATAAAGTTTGGTATGGTAGACTTTTTCCCCACATAAAGGCTCCAGGGTTATAAATAGAAAGTGGAACTCCGGCACTAACAAATAACCCCGGTGTTGCTAATGTGACATTTGTTTTTGTTGTAAACGTTGCTGTAGTTACGGTGTGTATTGACCCATCTAAAATAACTGTAGTTCCACTAGGGAAATAAGCCGTTAAATCCCCAAAAGAAGCTGGTAAACCAACAACACTACTACTTGTACCGTCTGTTTCCCAACCAGGTAACCCAACTCTATTGTTATAGCCTTCAGCGTGTGACGAGTAACCAATTGTTATATTACCAACACCCTCAACGTGAGAAACGTAACCTAAACTTAAGTTGTCATCACCTTCTGCGTGTGATCCAACACCTAACGCAACATTATTAAAAAAGTAACCACCTTCAACGTGAGCCCCAAAACCTAGGGATTGGGATGTATTTTGGTTTACCCCTTGATATGGGTACGTTGTTGCTAATGAGGTTGGGTCATAAATTGAAAGTGGTAGCCCTCCGCCTGCATTTAATGTTGTATCAGTTAATTGTATGTTTGTTAAAGTGGTGAATGTTGAGGCACTTACAGTGTAGAACTGACCATATAAAACAACTATAGTTCCGGATGGGAAATTGCTAGATAAATCACCGAAACCGCTAGGTAATTGAATTAGGCCATTAAACGTACCATTAGTCGTCCAAGCAGGTAAACCTGTAACACCATAAGCCCCTTCAGTGTGTGAAGAACCACCATATGTTCTTGTTTGATACCCTTCTGCGTGAGAATACTCACCGTTAGATGTTGTATCAATACCTTCAGCATGGGAAGTGAGACCTTTTGACGTTGTTTGATAACCTTCGGCGTGAGAATAACTCCCACTAGCTACAACGTTATAACCAAAAGCCATTGATAAAAAATCATCAGCTATAGACCCATTTGATTGTATGCTATCAAAAAAAGTTATTGGTGAACAACCAACAACATTACAAACGTGTAGTTCGTTAATTGGACTTCCTGATGTGTTCCCAGTAAATGAAGATACAACACCTGTTAAATTACTACCATCACCATAATATGTAACAGCAGAAAATGTTGTAGCACTTACAGCACCATTAATTATCTGTTCTGTTAGTGTATTGTCTAAATTATCTATTATATATTTTACGCTCATTTTATGTTATATTTTGTCTATTATTTGTGCTAAAATTATTTTTGATCCTTCAGCTTTTTTTATTGTATCAACACTTGAGATATTCTCAACACCTAATTGGTATTGACAATCACCACAATTTTTAAATTCTCCACCTAGTCCGGGGTTAATATAATAGTCATACCCCTCAGTTTGAGTTTGATCAACCACAGTAAAACAACCGGCAATCGTATCATTTGATGAGTTATAAACAAATATTGTGACTGGTTTTATTTCACCTTTTTCAGCATTAGCCAAAAAGTTATCCTTTGACTCTAGTGCTACAATATCACCTAATTGTTTTTCATTTTGAAACACCTCAACACGCCTGTTATCATATTGTGCGATTATTCGTTGTCCTGGATTTTTACAACTTTCTAATATATAAAATTCACTACTTGCCATATTCTTTTTTTTAAGAGTTAATATTTGTTATGTTTAATACGTCACTACCATCATAATAGCTTAATCTAATAGAATTACTTGAGTTTTCAAATACATTACAATTGTAGTTGTCATACACAAAAGTTGCTGATGTAAAATCATAACCGCTAACAATACAGTTTATAATATTTTTTTGGAAGTTTGACCCTATATTTGTCGCACTTTGGAAGGCGTTACTAATGTTATTATAATAAAAATTATTACCTATAATTTCATTGTTATAAAACCCATACCCAATTACATTATTACTAAAGTTGTTTCCGGGTGTTGGGGACGTGAACATAGAGTTCCAAGTTGTGTTTGTTGGTGAAACTGAACTATTAAATGATCCCTCAACAGCAACATTATATATACCACCACCATTGTCGTCTCTTTTAATTTCAAGTACTCCAGGAACTATAACATCAATTGTTGATGGACTATAATCTGGTCTTTCAAATGTGATTGTAGGTCCAGATGTTGGGAAGACCAATTCTCTAGTATATTTAAATCCACCGCCATTTCCTCCTTGAGTCCATTTGGTAAATACAACTTTATGATATTCATTACTAACTGTATCATACATAATAAGTTCTCTACCAATTATATTATTACCAACATTACCATTTAAAGCATCTCTAAAATTATCATACGTTCTAGTTGTAATATCTGAAAAGTCATAGAAACCATATCCATCACCAAATCTATTATTACTAAAATCACTCAAAATAGAATTACTATCCATTGAGGACAATCTATTATTCCCAAAATAATTACCAATAAAGTTATTGGTGACATCGTAATTAAAAATATTACCATTAACACCATTGCCAAGTTTATTGGTATCAAAATAACTTACTTTGTTGTTATTGAATCCATTACCTATGGTATTTTTTAAGAATTCATTACCACAAATGTTATTATTAAATTGATTTCCAATTTCGTTATTTTGGAATTCGTAGTATACAATATTCTCTCTAAAATCATTACCAATATCATTTCTATAGAAAGAACTACTTATACTAGGTTCCCCAATAAAGTTATCATAGAAACTATCCCCAATTAAATTATTGTAGAATGGTGAGTATATTGTATTTCCACCACTTGTTGGTCCGTCAAAACCAAAATAGTTACCTATTTTATTTGATCTAAATTCACTATATATTGTGTTTTCAGTTCCGGAGCCACCATTACCAAAATAGTGTCCTATTTGGTTGTCCTCAAAATCATTATCAATAATGTTAAATGCCATAAAATTACCAACGTTATTTGAAGTAAACACACCATTAATTGGATTTGGGAATCCACCAATACCCGCGTTTCCAACAAAGTAATCACCAAAATTATTTAGTATTGATAATGTATTAAATGAATTAAACCAAAATGAATTTCCTATTTTATTATTTGTAAAATCGGAATCTATTAGATTATATATGATATCATCACCGACAACATTGTATTGGAAACCGGTATTTATAACATTTCCACCATTTCCACCTGGATTTGTTGCACCAGGATAATTTGTGTCATTACCAAAGTAATTTCCAATTTTGTTAAATTTAAAGTCGTTGAAAATTGTGTTTGTTACTGGTGGTGTGGAATCTGAATTAAAATTACCGAAGTAATCGCCGATTATATTTGACTCAAAATTATTACCAATTGAGTTGTAATAAAAATAATTTTTAATTGTGTTATTTTCAAAATTATCCCCAATAACATTATCACGGAATTCATTACCAATAACGTTGTTATACATAAATTGACCAATTAGGTTGTCTTGGAATTTATCATTAATAACGTTACCCTGTTCGTTACCCCCACCATAACCAAAATCACTACCGATTATGTTGTTTTGGAAAAGGTTACCAATTTTATTATACCCAAATCTTTCACCACTATTAGGCTCGGTATAAATAGAATTCCATTCAGTATCACTAGGGCTTACAGAACTATTCCAACCACCTTCAGAAAAACTATTATAAATACCACCATTGTTACCTCTAGTTATTCCAACTCCAGCAACACCTGGTACAATAACATCAATATCATTAGTGTAATTTCTTTTTGTAAATAATATTGTAGACCCAATTGTGTTACCGGCAGAATCAATTTCAGTTCTTTCGTATTGGAACCCACCTCCATTATTATTTTGTGTCCATTGTGTAAATTTAATTATAAAGTATTGTGATGTAGAAATAATTCTCATAACAAATTCTTTACCTAATAATCTATTACCTAAATTGCCGTTACCTACAATATTATTAAAGACATCATATGTTCTTGTTGAGACCGTAGATAAATCATACCACCCAAATAGAGTTTGATTTTCTGGTACATTACTTTGGAAATAAGTTTGTATATCATTATAAATAAAATCATTACTAATTTTATTATTATAGAAATAATAATCTGTAGAGTTATTAAAAAAGTTATCGTTTACAATATTGTTATTAAACCCATTACCGATATTGTTTACTCTAAAATTATATCCGGTTTGGTTATTATTAAACCCGTTTAAAATTGTGTTTCCAATAAATTCACCATTTATTTGATTATTTTGGTAATTAGTACCAACTCTATTGTTTTGAAACGTTTGTCTAATAGTATTATTTAAAAAGTCATTACTTATATAATTTCTATAAAACTCAAAATTATCTAAGTTTCCAAAATCACCTATTATATTATCTTGAAATCTATATAAAATATCGTTTTCGTAAAAATCAGAATAAATAGTATTATTACTGAAATTATCCCCAATTATATTATTCCTAAAATTGGTACTATTTTCACCTAATATTTTGTTATTGGCAAATTGGTTCCCAACTTTAGAGCTCTCCATATTAGAGTTTATTAAATTATTATTAAAATAATAACCAAAAGTACATTCATCTATATCATTGGTTGACACATTTTCATAACAATAATCACCCCAAGTATTATTTTGATTGTCAGTACCAAAAGTATTATTATAGCAGTAATCACCAAATTTATTACTTTCATATTGCCCTTCTAAGAACACATTATTTGCCAATAAGAAAGTTCCTGGTCCTACATTTTGATAATTATTAGCGTAATTACCAATATATGTGTTCTTAACATAATCGTTTGATATTGCATCTCCGAATGTTGTATATTCTAAATAGTCATATGTTTTAACGTTTGTTTGTTTGTAACTAAAATAACCAGAACCATTATTTTCTTCAATTCCCATATAAAAATTACTACAACAACCAAATGAATTTATAGTATCACCGGATACAGCCATTGTTGTGTTATCGGTAATACTTATAATTTCGTGGAATCTACTATTACCATCCATATAAATTACATCACCAACAGATAAACTAGTAAAATAAGTATTAGTACCAAGCACAGTACCATCGCTTTGTAATTCAATAGACCCATTTAATGGTTGTTGTTGTCTAATAGTAAACAACCTATATCTTTTAAATAAAATGTTTCTGTGATCGTAATCAGTCCTATTGTTAAACTCATCAATTCTTTCGGAAATTCTACCAAAAGCAGGATTAGTAGTAACTTCAGTTGTACTATAAGTCCAATCATATAGTATTCTATCTTTAGGATATGTTGGTTGGTAAGCTATTTCACTTATTGTATTTTCACTTGTTGCCAAAACTAAAATAGGTTCAACCGGACCTTGTTTATAGTTACCACTAGTAATTGGGTTACCATCATAATCAAAATCTGGTTGGTCATAACAAGTTTGGAAGTCCGTGATTAAATAAAAAGTACTGGCCGTTAAGGTATTAGTACTTATTCTATTGACAAGGTCAGAATATGTTACTTCTGTAGCCCCAGTTATACCACCTCCACCACCTCCGGCTTCAAGATCTATAATGGTTCCATTTGGATTTAATTTGTCAAATGTCCCAGTAAGTGAGTCAACACCGACATAATACACATCAGTTTGTGGTGTTAAGGTTGTAAAATCAACACCATTTACAAATTGTGTTTCTAGACCATTATTTTTTAAAATTAATTTACCCATTTCGTGTTTTTATTTATAAATATTTTTGTTTATCAAATAAGTTCTAAAAACGTTTACTTTTTTGTAAGTTTATAAGCCAAATCTACTTTTTGTCATATTATAATTATAATTTATTTGTGGTTGTGTTAAAGCATAATTAAACACCTCAAAACGACTCAAATACATTTTAGAATAAGAACCATCACCCATACTCGTAGGACAATTACTGGCAATGGCGTAATATAAATTTGTACCATTATTATATGGGGCTGCTCTATTGAATGTTAGGGTGCCTGCCGATGAACCATTAACATATGCAGTTAATGTTGTGCCATTATAGACCATACCTATATAATACCAATTATTTAAAGGGGTTGCTATTGATGAAGTTATAGAACTAATAGCACTACCATCCCACATTCCAAATTTTAAAGTACCACTAACCATTTCAATTTGAGAGTCAAACCAAGCTGTATTTGGTGTTGGTGATGTACCTTGTTCACTAAGAATAACACCATTATCCATTGGATAAATCCATAAAAATATAGATGTAACTTCTGATTTTGTTGGTGATGTTCCATTAAAAAAACTATCTAATGCAGTATTAGTTATTAAGTATTCATTAACACCATCAAAATATATTGACCCTGACGTAAATGCCGAATAGGTTGGTGTATTACTTAACGTTCCATCTGAAACATCAAATAAATCGGTAACTACAGAACCGGTTGTTGGATATGAATTTTGATTTGTAAAATCATAACACAAAATTGGTTTAGCTGGTATACTAGATAATATCGCTTTATATTTATTCATAGTCTTACCTTACTATCCAATACTCCACTCTTGTCCCTTCAGACCATTCAGCATAAATTATATTAACAGTACTTGTTTGATAAGTTGTACTACCCAATAATACCCACCCAACTGGAACTGTGGGCGCTGTACCACTATTATGGTATATTTTTTGGGTAACCCCTAATTTAGCATTTGTTAAAGTATCTGTTAAATTAGAAGATATCGGTGAAGAGTAAGTACCGAATACTGTGTTACCGGTAAAATGTATTGTTGCTGTAGTACTAGATAATGTGGTTATTGTTGCTGGTTGCCAAGTTCCATTACCACTAGCATCAGAGGTTAATACATATCCACTTGTTGCTCCCGATGTTACTTGTAATGAGGTCGTTTTTGTTTTACCACTAACCTCTAATCTTTCTGTTGGGGTAGAGGTTCCAAACCCACTTAAATCACCTATAACATTTACAGTACCATCTTCAGATCTAAAATGAGCAGATGCTTTACCATCAACACCACCCCTATCGGCTGAATAAAATTTGAACCCATTTGTAATACCACTAGTAGGTGAGGTACCATTAGGTATGTAAATACAATTTGAATCCGTAATGTCTTGTTGTAAATCACCTAATAAAAAATTACTAGTACACGTCAATGACGCCTTTTTTAAAATACTAGCACCTGGATTTCCGTCTGTCAACCAAAAATTAAATTTACTTCTAGAAATAGACGAAATGATTTCTGTTTCTGTTTGTATTCTACCAGTATCATAACTAACACCAGCACTATAGTCTGTCCTAAATAAAATTGAGGCCTTTCTTGTTTGGTTTTGGTTTTGTGAAAATAAAATATGATCAAGTTCGGAACCGTACCCATTACCTGCAAGAGATATGGGGTAATTTCCGTGAGTTAGACTACCTAAAGTTAATTTACCACTGCTGGAACTTAAACCATTTTCACTTAAAATAATTGCTGGGTTACCAAACTGATTGACTGATAGGTTTGTACCATATTGGCCATTTTTTCTCATAGTTAGACCAAAATTAGAGTCACCATATTGTAAAGTATAATTGTCATCCCAAGTGGTGCTCACTGTTGAATTTGTGACTGAAAATAAATTACCACTATCTACACTATTTCTAATTCTAAAAGTTGTGTCGGTAAGCGTTGTCCCAGTAGCTATTACTTGTAATATACCATTATTATAAGTCAATTGACTACTTCCACTTAGTGATGAAGATGTATCAAATAAAGCAATTTGCCCTGTAAATCCACTTCCTGAAACACCTGAAGGTGGTAGATTATAATAAGTTGTTGCTGATATACTTGTTGTGGTTAATGTACCATCAACTAGTCCGTTTCCCTTTGATACGAACCCATTTTTAATTATAAATTCATTTGCCATTTAATCTTTTCCCTTTCCAAGATTTATAACAATAAATATATGTGTTAATTAAATCTGGATCTTAATGTATTATAATTTTGTAAAATTTATAAATACAATCAAAACCCAAATCTTGACTTTGTTGAGTTATAGTTTTGTAATATTTCAGACGATGTAAGAACCCTATTATAAACAATACCCTGCGCAATACTACCAACCATATATTGTCCAGCAAAGTTGGCTCCAGCAAACTGAATTGGTGCGCTATGGTCCGAATGTAATGTTGTTGTAGTTAATACTGGTATACCATTCACATAGATAACAACATTATTATTTGGTGGTCCGGGTAAAACAACCCCAATGGTCTCACCAAATGTCATAGCAACGTGAGTCCAAGTGTTTGTACCTAAATTGATTCCAGTACTTCTTATTCCCGCATTTATATTACAACTAGGACAAGTTGCTAAGTAATTACCCCAATCAAATGCACATAATACATTATCAATTAAAAATAAACCCCAAGCGTTTTGTTTTGTAATAACACCTCTAAAACTACTATTACCACTTGTTGCTTTAATCCAAGCACTGATTGTCCCTAAAGTTATTTGTAATTGTGGTGTGTTTCCACAATTAATATATTGGTTAGACCCATTAAAAGTAAACATACCACCGACAGATGTACTAAATATTGGTGTATTAACCAAAGAACCATTATTTATGTTTCCAGAAATATCTTTTAATGTTGACCCACCCTGTAAACTATAATAAGAATTCGGTGAACTTGGGTCTATATAAATTAATAAACCATCTTCAACAATATTAGGCCCTCGCCAATTACCTACCGTACTCATAACCCAAACCTACGTTTTAATGTATTATAATTTTGTAAAACTTCTGATGATGATAAGGTTTTTGTGTAAACCATAAAATTATTTATTCTTGCAGGTAAAAACCAAGTCTTCCCAGGAGTAGAATATGTACCCAAATTAAAATGGGTATTTGTGTTAAAATAACAATTCAAACTAGTTGATGTACCTTCTAAAACCCCATTTACATAAAGTGACATTGTACTTGTTAAAATATCATAAGTACAAGTTATATTATACCAATTATTGATAGTCCAATTATTAGTTGTGGAATATATAATACCAAATGGGTTAAATGTTTGAAAACTAATCCTACCTGAAGCATTACCTAGTAAATGTAAATAATTATCAACACCATTAAGTAATGTGTTTTGGGCTTCCATAACCATATAATAATTTGTATTTGCTGGCGTTATATTAATTGTTGGACTAAACCAAATACTAAAAGAATAGTTACCAAATGTTTGGTTTGTTGTTATTTGTGGTAATCCTATGTAATCATTAGATCCGTCTAGTAATAAACAACCCTTATTTGTTTCAGAAAATGTTACACCATTAATTAATGTTCCACTATTTTTTTGTTGTACACTAATATCTGACCAAGAAGTACTGCCCGAAATATAAGATTTAGGATTTGAGGTATCCAAATAATAAATTAAATTTTCTAAAATAATATTTATACCACCCTCTGTTGTACTCATTATCCATTACCATTAAGTATAGTTTGATTAAATGAAACTGAATATGGATTAACCCATTCAGGAGTCTCCAAAATCGTTAAAATTTCTTCATAGGTATAAGGACCTTCTTTTGTTGTTAAAGAATCAACAGATGATGGAATATCACCATCCCACTTAACAAATGTTTTTGTTTCATCTACTGAGTTCCTGACTGTTTCTTCAGATGTTTCTAGTACCTGAGAAAAATCAATTTGATTTAACTCCGATACATTGAATATCATAAATTGTCTGTTGTTATAAACTGCTCCCATAATTTTTATAAATTAAATCTACCTTTATGTGCGTTAAAATTCTGTAATACTTCTGATTCAGATAACGCTCTATTATATATTCTAGTTATTGCTATTTTTCCTTTATAATTTATAAGATTATTACCAGTACCTCTACCTAGTGTTAATGAACCACCTAAATAAGTAATCCAAGAAGGGTTAGATGATATTGTTGCACCTGTTACTGTTGTAACCAAAGTGCCATTAACGTATATTTTAACTGTGGATAAATCTCTAGTTACTGTTGCCAAATTCCATTTATTTGCTGGTGCTACGTAATTTGGTGAACCTATAAAATTAAATGAACCTGGTGATGGATAAGGATTACCATTGTTTGATCTAAACCATAGATACCCTATTGCACCATAATCATAAATATAATTTAGTTGGAATTGACTATCTTCAACTTGACCGGCTCTCATTAAGTGACCCGAACCATCAAATATTGCGTTTGTTCCACGACCAGTTGAGTAAAACCAAGATTCTAAAGTATGACCACTAGCAACACTTAAAGTTGGATTATATGTAATATTTGCGTAATCATTTACACCATCAAATAAAATACTACCACCATTAGAAGTATCATAGGTCGGTCCATTTATTAAAGTAAAATTATTTCTATTACCTGTTAAATCAGACCATAACGTACCGCTACTCGGATATGAATAAAGATTAGCACCATCCAAACATACTACTAAACCATTTGTTACCACATTAGGTGCTACATTTCCACTCATTGTCCAAATCTTGTTTTTAATGTGTTATAGTTTTGTAAAACCTCATTAGCTAATAAACCTCTATTGTATATTTTAACGTTTGCTATTTCACAATTACCATTTGTTGTTTGTCTTCTAGCTATTTGTAGTGTTCCGGTTGTATTTGTAATATTTCCGTCGGCAAAAACACTACTTACAAATACACCATTAATGTAAAATTTTAAATCATTACCATCATAAGTAACACAGTAGTGGTTCCAAACATCTATACATTGTGAATTATTTAAAAGTGTAAATACAACTTTTTGACCTGTACCAGCCCAACGTTCAGAAGCAATTGCAATTACATTTGGGCTATCCCTATAAAACCACAAATTGTACCCATTTCTTGGCGCTCCATATTCACGATTAAGTAATCCGTGAAAAGTACTATTTGCTGTGATTATTTTTGCAAATAAACTTAAAGTATAAGGACTTCTATTTAAAAATTGTAAATCTGACAATATAGGGAATGTACCTTCATCATTTAAACCATCAAATAAAATACTCCCTTTATTTTTTGAATCAAATGTTGGACCATTAACTAATGTACAGTCATTGTTTCTACCACTTAAATCAGACCATACAGTTGAACCTGAAACATATGAATTAATGTTAGCAGCATCCAAACACAGAACTAAACCATTTGTTACTATTTTTGGTGAAAAATTATAACTCATAATCCGAATCTTGTTTTTAAAGTGTTATAATTTTGTTTTAATTCACTTAAACTAAGGTCCCTATTATAGATATTAACAGTTGCAATGTTACAGTTATTATAATTTATAAACCCAGGGAACCCTATTAAAAAATTAGATGTTATATTGATTATATTACCTAATGATGTGGTTTGACTTAATAATTCACCATTTAAATACATTTTAAGTGTTGACCCATCATAAGTTGATGAAATATATACCCAAGAACCTTGTATAGAACTACGACTTACATTTGCCCCTGTACCACTTGAACCAGCGGTTGAGAATCTCTCTGTGTAAATATAAACCTGATCTGATGGTTGACCTTCTATTGTGTATAATAAATTATAACCATTTCTAACACCACTAATAAAGTCTTCTCTTCTTATCCAAGAAGGGTATGTTGATTTAAAATTCACAATTTTAGTAAAAACAGAAAGTGTATACGGACTATTATTTAAAAAAAGAATGGAACTATTCTTACCACAATTTACATAATCGTTTAACCCATCAAACACTATACTACCCATATTATTGGGATTAAAAGTTGGTCCATTAATTAAGGTACCATCGTTTTTATTTTTTGATATGTCATTCCATGTTGTACTACCACTAATAAATGATTTAGTATTGGCAGCATCTAAATATAATACTAACCCATCCGTAACAATTTTTGGTGAAAAATTAAAACTCATATTATATACTTCTTATTATTGTTTTAACAACCCAGCTTGATGTTACGGCTGATGTCTCTAATATCGCATTACCACTACTCACAACCATATTAAATGTTATACCACTTGTGTTTCCAAAATCGGTTGTTGTTGTTTCTGTAAAATTAACTGAAGTTCCACTCCATATTGACATAATGTTTCCGGCTCTCAAATTGGTACCATCATTAACTGTGTAATCAAAGAAAGCTCCGGTGTATGCGCTTGTAGGAATTGAGTATATTGTTGTAGTTCCGGCGTTTGCGGTCTTTTTACTTGTAGTATTTAGTGATGGTGCTTGGTAACTACCCATTAATATCGTATTATCACTAAAGGCTTCAAGTACTGGTAGACCAGAAATATCGTTAACACTAAATAATGAACCAATTAAACTATCTGTAACACTAAATAACTCACCACTTGATCCTTGAATTGTAAATATTGGTGTTGTCGTTCCGGAGCCATAAATTTTAACAACGTCTGTTGTTTGACCAGAAAATATTGAGTTCCCATTAACATATAAATTACCATCAACTCTTGTATTTCCACTTACGTGTAGTCTTTGTTGAGGAACTCCTTTAGTCCCAAGACCTAAATAACCATTACCATCACTAATAACCTCAAGGCGCATCATTTCGGTATTGAGACCTCTAGCTGTTAATACTGGTGCCGCATGCCAAGCAAAGTGTTTACCACTTAAGGTTCCAGAATAGTGAGAAAGGTCAAAATATAAATTACCATTACCGCCACCGGCATTTTCGTGATATGAAGATAGCATTGAACTACCAGCAAAATAAGAACCCCATAAACTTGCGGTATAGTCTGGTGAAAACGTTGAGAAAAATACTGATGTTGAAAACGCCCCATTTTTTCTTTGAGCAATTTCAAAATAAGTTCTTGACGCTGAAGTATTACCTTCACCATAAAAATTAATTATGTTTGCACCAGAACCATTTGATTGGAAACTTAAATTATTTCCATTCATAGTAACAGTTCTACTACCAGTTAATGTGCCATCAGAATTATATAAATTAGTATTAAACGGGGCTTGCCAACTAGCGTTACCACTCACATCTGATGTTAAAACATATCCACTATTAGCCCCATTTACAATTTGCAAATCTTGTGTGACTACTTTTCCAGATGGTAATTCTATTGATACTTGGTTTGTTGAGCCAAAATTAACATTACCTTCGTCGCCTGGATTAATATTTAATGGTGAACAGGCGTGTAAATTTGATACGTATATATCCGCAATACATTCAGATATTGTGTTTCCGGTAAATTTAAGTGGTGCTAAATCAACAGAATATGCATTTGTCAAATCATTCCTATTAAACTCAACAATTGTACCATTAAGTGTTGCACCAGTTGTGTAGGTGTTTGTATCGTCAAGTAATTGACTAACGTCAACAGAAAAGTTAGTCACCAAATCATTACCAACAAAATCAATACTTTCACTTAATGAATTATATGTTCCGGCAGTTAAATAAAAATTATCTGTTGATAACGAACTTAAATCAACATTAAATGGAACAAATCCAGTATTTCCAGAAAAAGTAATTAATTTTGTTCCGGGATTAAAAGTTCCTGAAGTTACATAAATATCATTCTCTGGTAAATCAATTAAATATGTTGTTCCGGAACCTATAATGGACCCGCCACTTAAAATTATATTACCATTTAATACAATTAGTTGGCCTTCAGGTTCTAAGTCCAATGTACCCTCAACGATTAAATCACCATATATAAAACTTTGGAAATTATTTTCAATTATATATGTTTGTCCCGATGGAATAAACCATCTATTATATCTTGGAATATCGGCAGATAAACTTGTTCCGTTGTTTAAAGATAATGTTAGATTATCCTCTAAAGTATTATATGTTACCCCGGTTAAAAAAGTATCGCTTGAATCAAAGTAATTGGCTAACTCACCAATAGTTACTTTGTTTGTTACATCTGCTTCAACATTAACTATTGGTAGAACATCAAGTGATGAAATATCATTTGCTAAAATTAATGGTAAGTCAACTATTCTTTTATTTAAGTTGGGCATAGTTTTTATTTGATAAATATACTTTAAGTTATGTTTTTGATTCCCCAAAAAACAAAACCCCCAATTTTTTTATAAAAGGGGGTTTTTAAATTAAATAGACATTATTTTATAATCCTAATTGTGAAAGAATATCATCTTCATCTTCGTCCTCATCTTCCTCATCATCGTTTTGTTCTAATTCTGCGACAAGTTCATTAACCATTCTTTGTATCTTATCCATACCAGCTTGTTTTTCCGCTAAAACATCTTTGAATAGTTGGAAAAATTCTTGTGCTGACATAGTACTAATTTTACTAAAAAGATATAATTGAATGTGTCTTTGGTCCTCATCACTTAAAAGATCAATTGGGTATGCTCTTTGAAGTAACTCCCAAAATACTGGCCCTAATCTTAAATCCCAGGCTTCAGCTGGAACTGTATCTTCGGATGCCATAACCATTTCAGCTTGTCTTGGGTCGTCAGGTAATCCTTGAGTCCCAAGAACTTCATAAACACCTTTAACAAGTTCGTGAACAAGTGTTGGGAAATTAATTCCTCTTGCAATTACTGTTGGTGGATTTGTTGATGCGTCAATTTCAGAAGTACCGGCTTCACTACCTCCTTCTCCAGACATAGCCTCTATTGTTTCTTCCGGATACAACCAGTATAAGTGGTCAATAATTGCTGTTGATAAACTATAGTACTCAATTAAATCTGGATCTATTTCATCTAGTTTTTCAGAAACTAAATGATACATATATTGACCTTTTTTTGCTGCACCACCAATAAGAGCATTAATCATTCGTCTCTTATTTTTTTCCATATCAAAATTATCCATAGCATCCAAAAACGCCTCAACATCATTTTGATTCTCTTGAGCATTTTTAAAAGCTTGTGTCATTTCTTCTCTTGATGGTTTTTCAGATTCTCTTCTCATTTTTTGAGCCGACTCACTTTGACCCATACCAACAAGTTTTGCATCAAATTGTAACTGACCTTCAGGAACCCCTAATTGTTTTTTAACTAAATCAACAGCCATTTTCTCAAGGTCCGCTTTGTGTCTAGACTCCATTCTTGATGTTTGACTAATTGCTTGTGAAACAAGCATTAATAAATTCATTAGTGGATTTCCAGTTGTTAACTGAGTTGTTTTACCAGTTGTTCTTTGGAGTATTGTTTTTAATTTTGTAACAGTATCCTTAAATCTTCTTGAGGCAACAAGTTCAATAAAATCTCTATCCATTCTTGGCATACCGGGATGAGAAGAATATGGTGTTTCTTTACCTAATATTTTTCTTTCAATACTTGGGTCCATTCTTTCTGGTCCTTCGTAATCAATTGGAGCTTCATTTAAATTTCTTCTTATTAGATTTTTAATTTGTCTGTCGTTTAACTTTGCCATTTTATTTATTTTAATTTAACTCCAAGTTTATTCCAAGATAACCAAGATGGTATATTTGATTTACCGGCTTTTGGTTTTGGATTATGTTTTGGTTGGAAAGGGGTTCCCTTTCCTGGTGACTTTTCTTTAGTTCCGGGTTTTTTAACTGGAGTCGGAGCTGTTTCTGTCCCATACATTTCTTTTAACTCATCAGATTTTGCTTTTGGTTTTGGGTTGTGTTTTGGTTCAAAAGGATTTTTTCTTTCTCTACCTTTATCCTTTTCTTTTTTGTCTGTATCTGTATCTGGTTTTGTTCTTTCTTTTTCTTTTGTATCACCAGCTTTCGGTTTTGGATTATGTTTTGGCTCAAAAGGATTCTTTCTTTCTCTACCTTTATCTTTCTCTTTTTTGTCAGTGTCAGGTCTTGTTTTTGTTCTTTCCTTTTCTTTTGTGTCTTCTTTCATTTCACCAGAAATTGAATATAAATTACCAATTGGTTTTGTCATTTTACCTTTTGGTTGAAACATAGTATTCTTTTTTGGGTTTCTCAACACGAAGTTTTCTGACTTATTAACTTTTTCCATAATTGTTTGGATAAGTTCCCCTTTTGTCATTTCTGGATCTGTGTGTCTTTCAATTAAACTAACAATTCTATTTTCAAGGAACTTTTCATATTCCTCTTCTTTAATACTTTTTCTTTTTTTAACTGGAACAGTTTTTTCTGGGTGTAATTTTTCTGACATTTTTTTGTAGTCTTTTTTTGTTGTAGAACTTGCAAATTCATCTCTTAATTTACACCATTTTTTTTGTTCTTTTGTTTTACCATTACCACATTTAACAAAAAACAATTTTTGTTGCGCCTTTGATGCAAATTTTTCATCAAGTTCTTGTGATTCTTCACTCATCTCACCTTCTTTTGTTATTGCAGTTACAAGACCTGTTGAAGGGTCAATGCTAACCTCACCATCAACCTTTAAACCTGTTTTCTTTAAATCTTCAACAGTACCTGTTACTTTTTTCATTGCCGGAACATTTGTGACTTGGAACGCTTCAGTCGGTTCATCTTTCTTTGTAAACTTCTCAACCAAAACCTTAACTTGGTTTGGTGTTAGATTTTTAATTGTTGAAAATGTAAGCCCATTTTCAAATAAAATTTTAATATCCTTTTTAGTTTTCATACACCATTTTTTTTTCAAACTCTAATACAAGATCTCTCTCATATAATTTATCTTTAACTATTTGTTCTTGGTCACCATATCTAAAAACAAGACGTTTAACCAAAGAAAAATCAATTTCATCTTCCTTCTCCCATCCAAGAGCAATAACATCATCAATTGAGTCTTGAACGGAAAAAACATCAGATTGTTGTACTAGCTCAAGTGTTACATCACCATTTGTTAAAACACCAACCTTTTTTACATGCTCAATATCCGGAGGACTTGGATAACCGTTTGCAGGTCTTGCTTCCCAGTTTTCACCCCAGATATCTTCTGTGGTGTCAGAAAAAATAAATTCATAAATGTTCTCACCTTTGTAATTTGATCCTAAACCATTTATGTAAATTAAATAACTCACAGAGGCTTACCATTTAAGTTTATTTTAGTTTCAACAATACCATTTTTGAATACTAAATTACCTTTGTTTGTTTTACCAATTAATTTATAATTTGGGTGGTTTTCAAGGAATTTAAGAGCCCCTCTTTCTTGAGCTACAGATTCCGATAAGTTACGCACATTTTTTTTGTTTAACTCTCTTTGTTTTTCAAGTTTTTCTAATTTTGTAATTCTTTGTTTTTCTTCTTTGATAATTTCATCCTCATTAACATTAAAATATTGTGAAATAATCTTGTCAACTTCAGACTCGCCAAATGTTCCGTGTGTAAAATGTTTGAACTCACCAGTATCGCCATAAGTGTGTCTTGGTTTTCTAGCTCCGTGCATTCCGTATTCTGTCATATCACCTTTAGGTAATTCGTTTTTCATCGCACTCGTATATTGTGATGCAACAGATTTATTAATACCTTGTGCAAGATTCATAGTTTCACTCATTTCACCACCAAAATATTCGGCAACTTCACCACCTTCTGGCGCTTCTGGTGGTGTTGGTAATTCCTCCTCATCTGATGGCATTTGTGGTTCTTCCATATCTTCATCTTCCATATCCATATCTTCATCACCATCCTCGTCTTCTTCGTAGTTACCCTCAAGACGATCAATTATTTCCTCAAGATCGTCATCATCTAATACATCAACATCAATTGCAGATAAAATGGAATTCACAATGTATTTCACATCATTTGAATCCATTTCATCTTTTGTGTTGTAACTTCTGATTTTTTGAGCTAGTTTACCTGTAAGTTTTTGGATTGTTTTAAGTGAAGGTCCTTTTTTATCTCCTTCATCTTCTGGCATATCTTCATCGGCCGGTAAGTCCATTTCATCTTCTGGCATATCCTCATCTGTTGGTGGTTCCATCTCATCTGTTGGTGGTTCCATCTCATCTGTTGGTGGAGCAGGTAATTCACCACCCATTTCGTCTCCTGCTGGTGGTGGAGGAAGCTCACCCCCCATTTCATCTCCCATTGGTGGTGTTGCGGCCATATCTGGAGCTGGAGCAGGTGCCGGTATTGGTTCTGCGGCAGGTGGTGGTGGTAACTCAGGGGCTGGAGTTTCTTCTGTTTTTTTACCTCCAGGTAACCTTAGTTTAAACTTTTTTTTTTGCTCAGTAAAGAGCGACATACCTTCATCGTTACCGTAAAGGGAATTAAATTCTTTTGCCATTAAATTTAATTTTTTAAGGGCTTCAGAATACGAAGAAAAGTATTTTCTATTCTGAATAGGTTCAATATAATCGTTTACAGATTCTGAAATTGTTCTTTTGATTATATATCCTTGTCTTTCTTTTACAATTGAATATTCATTTCCATCAGCTAATTCTGCTGTATAATCTGTTCTTGTATTTTCATTTACTGGAGTTGGAATACTTTCATTATATCTGGCAATTTCCATAATTCTACGGATTTTATCCATTCCTTGTAATTTTTCACTTCCAATAGGTCTAAGTCCTCCCATAGTATTTTGTTTTGAATAAATTATTTTTTCTTAATAAATATATCAAATATTAAGATTATTTTGTTTTTTACTAAATTATTGGTTCATAGATAATTTCTTATCTATGATTTCAGTTGGTAAGTTGTAAAGTTTTTCTATATACCCATTTCTTCTGAGTAATTTGAAGACTAGATTTTCAAGCGACATCTCACCCCCTTTTTGTAATCCGCAGTTTCTAAACTTCTTAAGTTTTTCTTTATATGTTTTAACAATTGTTTTTATTTCATCCGGAGTTTCATCTTTGATATTGTCAACAACACCATCAATTATTCTCATCCATTGTTTTGCTTTTTCTTTAATTAATTCCTTGTCAATGTTTTTCATATCTTCTTTTTTAGGTTCGTTAACCCACATATCATAAAGTACTGAATAAACACCGGAACTAAAGGTGACTTCATTCTCATCCTGGACAAAACATTCAACGTCATATCCAAACATTTTAAGATTATGTTTTTGATTAAAGATTATTTTTTTAAGATCAAAAAACTCAACATATAAATCTTTTGTATTTTCTGGGAATTGGGAATAATTTACAACAACGTGTAAATCAATGTCGGAAAATTTTGACCAATTATAATTTGTTAATGAACCAATCATAATTATGTCAGTTACAAGAATATCAACACCTAAAAAATCAATAAATAGGTTTGAAATCTCAAGTAGTTTTTCTCTTACTTCTTGATTCATTTCGTATTTCTTACCTTTCTTTTCCCAAATTTTTGGGTTTAATTCTTTTTGGGTTTCAAAACTTTTTAAAATTTCCGAATTATCCATATGATATAAATATATGAAATTCTAATTAACTTAATTTTCTATATTTAAAAGCTTTTGAGATACTTGTGTTAAAGAAATTTCCTTGTGATTTTGCAGATCTAAAAGATGTGTAGGTTTGGTGTGGAACATCTTCATATTCATACTTCATCCCATTTTTAAATTCTGCAATTAATTTCTTTGTCTCAACGTCATATTCTGTTCTTACCAGATTTGACGATTCAACCTCATTTAAAATTTTTGTTCCTTCAATTTTTTCACTTGTGATTGCCATAATTTTTTATTTTTATATTTTACCATCTTTAATTTTTCTAATACCAGTTTGATTACCTTCTTTATCATAATCATAAAAATCACCATTCTGTAGTATTGGTCCTTGTGAACCCTTTCTAAAAATACCTTTAGCGTATATTTTTAATGTTCCTGATGGGTCTTGTTTGTCATAGTAATTACCCTTAAGGTCCGTATAGAAAGTATACTCTTTACTGGGGTCCAAAGTAGCGTTTAAATTGGGCCAAGTTACTGGTTTAATTGTTATTATTGATTTTTCTGGTTCTTTTTTACCACAAATAATACTAGCAACCCATTTTGTACCACCAATAGGTGCGACAACGTCAACAAAATATTCTTTGTTTGGTTCTGCTTTAAATGTGATTGTACCTGTGTCCATTGTTTTTATAGTTTGACCACCACCGAATAAATAATTAAGTTCACTACTAATTAAACCTAAATTTCTATCATCAGGAACTGTTGTAACAAACCCAGTATCACCTTTTGTTGTAAATTGGTTTGTTGTTGGGTCATACTCTTTTATTATAAACCTATCTGGAATTGCAAATGAGTTGTAATTTATTGTTACATCACCATTATAATTTTCTAAATCAATTTTTAATCTATCCGCAATATATTCTGGCGCCCTTCCAGAATTACCTGTCGCGTCGGCTCTAGAGTTACATTTTGATCTTATGGACGGTTTTTTTGGGTCTGGAATGTATGTTTTATTTGTTTTAACATAATCATCTTTAAAGATTTTGTTTGTTTCAAAGTTAGTCATAACACTAGTTGGTATTTGAACTATTACTTTTTTTTCTGGTAGGTTTGTGACTACCTCAATATTAACATCCTTTAGTTTAGGAATTAAGCTTTTTAAAATCCAGGACATAAAATTTGCTCTATTTATTGCTAGAACCTTATTACTAATAGTTACTTTAATTTGTTGATTAAAAGCAGTTGCTGTTTGATTACCAGTCGTTGAGTTATATGAATAATTAACAATTGACTGGTTGTATCCTTCTGGGACATTCGCTGTCGCCCTAACATCTGAAGCACCACTACTAATCCTAATTGTACCTATCTTTATATTGTTTTCAAGACGAGTCTTTAATCTAGTGATAAATTCAACCAAGTCTTGATTTAAATTACTTAAGTTTAAAACATCTTGAACACTGTTTATTGTTGAATTTGGTCTTATTGGAAAAGCAATGTTATCCGGATAAGAATTTGAAAAGTCAAACGTTTCAAAAGTTTCTTCTTGTTCCATTATTAAATCACCATATTTAAAATCTACAAGTGATTTAATTCTTTTTATTTCTTCTAGTAAATTAATTTTTTTGTTGTCCATAGAAAATATTATATATACTATAAATAAAACAAAAAACAAAAAAAGTATATTTCTTTTTGTAAATTAAATAATTTGTTTATATTTGTAGAAATAATCATTTAATAAAACTCGTTATGAAAAATATTATTATTTCTTTTGTCTTTACGTTTTGTTCTTTTGTTGGATTTTCCCAAAAGGATACAAATATAATTGACTTGTCTGTTGTTTCACCAGCTTTATTTTCGTATTGTGATAGCTCAATTAACTTAGATTATAAAAACTTTAAAATACCACAATCTAACGATAAAAATGGAATTGAGTTGTTTGAAGCTGCAATCCAAAAGGAATTTAGTTTGGATAAGTATAAGGCTTATGTAATTACTTATAATGGTAACACCGAATACATTTCTGATATCTGGTTGGAGGTTGGTAATGGTGATGATAGTGTAATTATACCTTTTTGTTCTATCATTAAAATTAAAAATAAAAAGACTTTAACTGAGGAGTACACTAAAGTCTTTTCAGTTCTTTAATAATTACTTATCAGTTACGTCAGGTTCTAAGGTAATAAATCTAATAACACCAACTGGGGATGTAACATTTGTATTTTTAGTTTTATTATTAACGTGATACTCAACCTTTCCATTTGGGAAAACCGCTAAATAAGGTTTCTCATACGGATTAGGTTCATTTGGTGCCGCTGATAGTAAATATAATTTAACGTCACTTGTTTGAACATTTGCTTTACCGGGTTGTATATTATTGATTGTAAATGTAAGGTTGTCAACTAAATTTGATTTTGAAAATGGGTAGTTAATATTGTTAAACAAATAAGCCTTTTTACCAACTGCATTATAGTATGTTAAATCTCCATTTGAAACTCTTTCACCTGTGTGGTAATATTCTAAAAATCTATCATAATTTTCAGCGCTTAATTGCTCCTCATAGCTTCTCTGTTGTGGATCTTCATTTCTTGTTTTTGCAGACCACCCAGTGTCCTCAGCCCAATTCGTAAAATCACTTCCAGTTTGCTCAACTAAGTACTGTCTATTTGTTGCGGATTGGTGCATCTCAAGAATTCTTTGTCTTTCAGAATCATCTATAGTAAATAAGTTCTTATTCATAGTTTTTTTATTATAAATATACACATAAAAAAAAACCTCCGAAGAGGTCCTTATTATTTTAACGATTTTATTTTGTCTCGGAGTTCAATACACTTTTCAAAGTCTTGGTTTTGAATGTGACTTTTTAACTCGTCGTTTAACTTTTTAATTTCTTCTTGGTTTTGTTCAAGATTTTTAATCTTATCCCTTAACTCAACCGCAAGTTCAAACTCTTGATTCTCAATTACCATATCAAGTTTTTGTTTTAATTCATCAATCTCATTTCTATTTTTTCCATTTTTAATGTAGACAACGTTTACTGACCCATCTTCGTTTGTGTAAACCCTTTTCTCAAGGTTATTATCACCAGTTAAAAACTGATCAAAGTTAAAGGACTCATTTCTAGAAAAAAAGTCGTCAAATAATCTGTTAAATTTGTTAAAATTAAATCTATCCATTTTTTATTTTTTTATTTGGTTTATTTTGGTTAATATTTATACTAAAAGGATACCAAAATTTATAAACCTGACATTTTGTCATATAACACAAGACATTATGACATTGTGTCAATACTTTACTAAAAAAATAAAAATTACTAAATTTAAATAAAAAACATTATGGCAATAGAATTCATTGATGACAACGACAAGAACAAGAAAAAAAGTGATAGTGGAACTCCGGTTCTAGACAACTTTAGTAAAGACTTAAATAAGTTAGCTCAAGAAGGTAAATTAGACCCTGTAATAGGTAGAGAAGATGAAATTATTAGAATTGCACAAATTTTATCTAGAAGAAAGAAAAACAACCCTATTATTATCGGTGAACCAGGTTGTGGTAAAACAGCAATTGTAGAAGGGTTGGCAATGATGATTCATAGTGGTGAATGTCCTAAAAATCTTTCAGAGAAAAGAATTGTTTCCCTTGAGATGAATTCAATTGTTGCCGGTACAAAATATCGTGGACAATTTGAGGAAAGAATGAAAGTAATAATTGAGGAACTTCAAAGTAATCCAAACATTATTCTTTTTATTGATGAGATTCATACAATGGTTGGTGCTGGTAATAGTTCTGGTTCACTTGATGCCTCAAACATCTTTAAACCGGCCCTTTCTAGGGGTGAAATCCAATGTATTGGTGCTACAACCCTTGATGAATATAGAAAGCATTTTGAGAAGGATGGAGCTCTTGAGAGAAGATTCCAGAAAGTAATTGTAGAACCATCAACAAAGGCTGAAACTTTTCAAATTTTAAAAAATAGTAAAGAAAAGTATGAAGAACATCACAAGGTAACATATTCAGACGAATCACTTCTTTTATGTGTAGAACTTGCCGATAGATATATTACAGATCGTGAGTTTCCGGATAAAGCTTTTGATATTATTGATGAGGTTGGGTCAAGAATGCAAATTGATATTAAACTTCCTGAAAGTATTGAAAATCTAAAACAAGAACTTCTTGAAATTAAAAAGGAGAAGTCTGACGTTATAAAAAAACAGAAATACGAAATGGCTGCTGAGTTAAGGGACCGGGAAAAATCAGTAATGTCATCACTTGATGCCGAAAGATTAAAATTTGAGGAAGAACTTAGAAATAGTAAAAGAGTAATTCCGGAAGATTTAATTTATGAGGTTGTTTCTAAAATGACTAAAATCCCGGTAAGCAAAATTAATGTTGACGAGAAAAACTCTCTTGTTAATTTAGAGAACGCACTAAATAGCTATGTAATTGGTCAGGCTGAAGCGGTAACAAAAATATCAAAATCCATTAGAAGAAATAGAATTGGAATTAAGGACCCAAATAGACCAATTGGTTCATTTATCTTCCTTGGGTCAACCGGTGTTGGTAAAACATATCTTGCAAAGAAACTAGCAAAAGAAATTTTTGGTAGTGAAGATAGTTTGATTCGTGTTGATATGTCTGAATATCAGGAAAAACATACTATATCAAGGCTTATCGGTTCTCCTCCAGGATATGTTGGTCACGAAGAGGGTGGACAGCTTACAGAACAGGTTAAAAATAAACCATACTCTGTTATCTTATTTGATGAGATTGAAAAGGCAAATAAAGATATCTTCTCAACACTTCTTCAAATGCTTGATGACGGGCATATGACCGACGGACTTGGAAGAAAAATTAACTTCAAAAATTGTTTAATTATTATGACATCAAATATTGGTGTTAGAAAATTACAGGATTTTGGAACTGGAGTTGGGTTTAAATCAAATAGTAGTGAAGCAGTAAGAGAAGAAGAAAAAAGAGATATCCTCAAAAAAGAATTAAGTAAGTTCTTCGCTCCAGAATTCCTAAATAGAATTGATGACGTTATTGTCTTTAACTCGCTTAAAAAAGAGCACGTTGACCGGATTGTTAAAATTGAAATTGAGAAGTTAGTTAACAGAATTGAGTCAATGAAATATAAAATTACATACGATGAGTCAGTTGTTGAATTGATATCTGAGGTTGGGTTTGATGAACAATTTGGTGCAAGACCAATTAAAAGGGCAATCCAGGATAAAATTGAAGACCTTATCTCTGAGAAAATATTACTAAATGAAGTTCTAGAAGATGTTGATTATAAATTGACAGTTGTAGATAAGGAAATTAAGATTGATGTTCTTATTGAGAATAAACCTAAAAGGGGTAGAAAGAAAAAGGAGGGTTAAAAACCCTCCTTTTTTAATGTTTGGTATAACCAAGTTCCTCAATCATTAACTTACCTACCTTTATTCCGTTGTATGTATCATCAATAACAACGTACTCATTTCTTGTGTGGTAGTTGTAATAACCAATTGAGATATTAAAACAAGATATCTTATATCTTTGATTTAAAGGATAAATATCCGTATATGGATGTCTATGGTATTTTGTGTCCTTTGGGAAATGTTCTGTAATCAACCTTCCACCAACCTTAAAGAAATCACTATCCCGGGTAAACATTGGCGCACTCATAAGAAACTCAGAAATCATATTATTTTCTGGTGCATCAAACTGAATAACATAACCCACGTTTTCAAAGAAAGCCGAATCTGAGTTAAATGACCCTTTACATCCAGTTTCTTCAGCAACAAAGAACGCAGCTTTTAGGTTTGGCATTTCCTCAAGAAGTTCAAGACAGGCAAATACGCCACATTTATCATCACCACCAATACCGGTTGGTTCTCCTTTATCGTTATAAGCTTTAAGTGCTAGTTTTATCTCTTTCTGTGCGTTTGGAAGCATCTCCTCAACGACATTTATTGTATCAATATTGTGAACAGTGTCTGTGTGGGCTACAACACAAGGAAAATACTCAATATTGGTATCTGTTTGTTTTGTAGCATATACATTATAGTATTGGTCCAGATAAAATGGAATATTCTTTGACTCAAGCCAGTCAACAATAAACTCAATCATTAAATCTTCCTGGTAGGTCTTAGTCGGAACCGAAAGGACCTTTTTTAGTAATTCAAAATTTCTTTCCATAGCCCAAATATAATAAACTTATTTGATACTACAAAATTCTATTTAAAATATCTTTAACACTTTCAAATAATTCTGGGTGGTATAAATTTAAATAAAGATCCTCAAGATTGTCAACACTTCTTTTTTCCATCTTACCACCTTTTTTATATAATTTAAAAACTAGTTGTCCGGTATGTGGATCAATACTATCAAATATAACAGATATTTCCTTTTCTTTTAAATCAAGCATTTTATTGAACCCTCCAAGTTTTACAACAACATCATATATTTTTTGAAACTCGTCGTGAACCCCTTCTTCTTCAATTATCTCAATTATTTTGTCAAGTTCGTGACTAATCTCCATTTGGACTCCTTCTGAATCATAGTCATCACAAAATGAGTTATATCTAATCTCTTCCCAACCACCAATATCACTTTTTGGGTTATATTTTTCAAATAAAGATTTAAGAAGATGTTTAATATCATCATCTTCCATTTTTAACATTCTATACCAATTAAGTAAAATACCAACTGTTGTTTTAAATCTGGATCCGTGCCATACTTCAATAATTCCAAATCTATCAAATGGTTTTTCTGTTTCTCGTCTTATAATTTCTTTAGCCCCATCAATTTGACATCTTTCATTTTCATTTGCATATGCCGAAATGATATTTTCTACTTGATCTTCATAAATCCCAAGTATTCCATTTAAAATATCACTTCTTACTGAAGTTTTTGGTGAAAGTGATAGTCTTACAATTTTTTCAAATTTTTCTTTATTCTCATTGTTAAAACCATCTAAAATGTATCCTTCTTTCCATTCATCTCTATAGGTATACCAATCCCAGTCACTAGAGTCGCCATACATTATATAGTTATATGTCCAGGCGTCATTTTCATCAACACCTAATATCTCTAGGAAGTCACTGTCCTTATCAAAATCTAAAGTAATTTGTGATGCCAATGGGTTTTTTTCGTTAATACGAATATCGTGGATTAAGTCATCCGGGTAATTCCATCTATTATACCCTGAGTCCTCACCTTTTGCAATTTGTTTTAAAAATTCGTATGTATTTGTTGGCATATAGTATAAATATGTTTATATTTGTATTTATATATAGTTCTTTGATAATAGTCATTTACAATATACGGGGATGTATTGGATTTGACAGGCGTTGGTTGAATAAAAGGAGCATGTCGGGACTGAATTAATCTCGTTAAAAACTGATTCACTTTTTAAATGGCAATGTGCTAAACAAAATGGAAGCTGTTGGGTTAATCCGCACTTCTGAGGTTGCTGTAGCGTAATCGCAACAAAAACCGGGGGCCGGCAGACATATAGCCTAGCAACAGAAGTCGTAGTTTTATAGAGCAACCTGGTCGGCTCTCTAAATCCGGATTAGAAACCATTGGTTGTTGATTTACGATGGAAAAGAACAAATCAACTATTTTGGGGTATTAGAAAATACCAACCTAAGCATGTAGTGGTCTTTTAAACAAGACGAGCTGGACCGGGGAGTCGGAGCCCCGCATCTCCACCAATTAATAACCTCATCATACGATGGGGTTTTTTTATGTCTTAAAATTATATATTATTGCTGTACGATTTCTATATTTTTGTGTAAACAAAAAAAGGGATCAGTTTCCTGTCCCTACTAATTTTTTTTGTCTTATAAGATTAAACCTAAAAAGAACGTTGAGATTACACGTTTTATTGAGAACCTTTAGAGTCATTATTTATTCTACTCCTATCCACTTCCTTTTGAGAAGTATTTCTCAGTGACGGTCACTTAGGGGAACCACTCCTTGAGATTTGGACTACTCTCACCTTACTTGACTCTTTCCGAGGATGCCTCCCCAGTTCGTCCTTGCGGGACTAAAGGTTTTTCGGATAATTACACTTAGACTTGGGATCCTTGTGTGCAATGAACGGCTCATTACTATGT